TACCTTGCTCTGTAAAGTCTACATCTGTTCCCAGCAACTCGCTCACAGCATCGCTAAAGCCGTTGTCTGTGTACAGCCGCCAGCTGCCTTCTACTTCAGCACCGTCTTCGCCGTCTACTTCGTAAGTCACCCCAATGTGTGCGTAAACGTCCCCGTCGTCTTCGTCAAACGTTTCGCTAATGTGTACGCCCGTAATAGTAACCGCTTGCAGTTCGCAGTCCCATATGCTGTCACCTGCCAGTTGCACTTCTACGTTGCACTTGTATTCCGTGTGCAGTGTGTCGTCGTCTTCAACACCAGTGTGTTCCAGTGTCAGTTTGTCGCTAACTTTAGCAAATTGTGTTGTCAGTGCTGTTTGCATGTTGTGCTCCGTTTAGTGTTTAAGTGTGTATTATAGCAGTTCAGTCTGCCGTTGTCAAGTCTTTTTGTGCAATATTAAAAATCGCATTATAAGTTGCAACAAGTTCTTCGTCTGTCATTTTGTAGCAAGCACTGTTAGTGTCGCATTGCAACTTAATTTGGTACATCATTGCCCAGCGTGTCATTCCGTTAGCACATATTTTCTTCATCGTGTTCCTTAGTGTTTATGTGTGTATTATAACGCAGAACAGCACACCTGTCAAGTGTGCTGTAAAGACCCTACAGTGTGTAGGGTTATTCGTTAGTGGAACTCGCACCTCCATCAAGGTCGATCTCAATGTTCTCCTCGTCCTCGGCTTCCCACTCAGCAACCTGGCCGCTGATGTCAAAGGTCTCATCCAGGTCATCGGGCAACTCATCAGCGATCTGCTCACTGGTCATGCCACCATATTCGTAGTAGTCATCGCAACCATCTTCCCACTTGCCTGCGAACGCCATGCCGGGTTCAAAGTAGTAGGCCAGGATCTCAAAGCCCATGCCCATCAACCGCTCATAGGCAGCAAGGGGTGGTGCCCAGGCACTGTCGAAGTTGAACACGACACCATTGGCATCTTGCTCTACGGTGTGACCATCCCCACCACCGATATCCCACTTGGTACCCCAGTTGGCTACACAGAAGTTCCAATCCCACTCACCATTAGGGAACGGAATGAACTCCTCCAGGAACCTGCCGTCGGTAAAAGCCTTACGGGCCCGCTCAATCATAGCAGGATCTTCGTGGCGGATGTTCAGCGTGTTATTGCACCAATTAGGCATTGAAATCTCCTTCGGGTAAAAAACCAAGTAAAGCCGCATCAGACACTGTGCTCAACAGTTCTTCAATGGCTGTTAAATCTTCGTTGCGGATATCGCGTTCCATCTGTTCATAGACCTTTGCCAGCAGTTCGTCTCTGTCCATCTTATTCTCCAGTGTAGAACTCATACATCTTAACCTGCGGATCCAATGCTGTCAACTGCACAGCCGCCTGTTGCAGGAAATCGTAACGCATCCGTATCTCTTGACGCGACAGTTCGCCATCACAGGTCAAGTTCTCTGGGCTCAGGTCTGCGTCCAGGCTGTCAGCGACTCGCTGTCGACCCTTGGCACTTTGGATTTCGAACTGCTCACCTTTGAAGATAGCGTTCCAACGGTTCTTGTTGTCGATGTATGTCTGTAGTGCTTTCATCGTGTGCTCCAGTGTGTGTAAGTGTTAATTATACAATGGTTTTACCAATGTGTCAACCTCTTTCTACCACTCTTTACGATCGCCCAGTTCTTCACCATAGCGGTAGCCTGCGGTGTAACCTGCGATCTCTGCCGCAGTCATCTGGGCCAACTCGATCTTAGGAGTGGAGTAGGTGTCACCGACGAAGTAGTGAGGATTGAACGAACGACCATAGTAGAAGTCGGCACTGCCACGATCGAATGGTCCACCGTGGCGTGTGTCGTAATATGCGGACCGGGTTGCTTCTGCTTGCATCATATGCTCCTTAGTAAGATTGGTGTGAGTGACCAATGCGGTAGACTACCTTGCCCACATCTGCATCATTGTCCACACCTTCTACGGTGTAGGCTTCTGGCAACATGATGTTGGCAAACTCGCCATAAGAGTAATAACCGCTTTCGGTCACTACCAACTCTGCGTCCCCTGGCAACTGGCTCAATGCCTCTATCATCTCTGCTACTGTAATCGCTGTCATTTTGTGCTCCTTTGTGTTCATGTGTGTATTATAGCAGGATCCTAAGACCCTGTCAACCGAAAGTGTATTCTCTAACCCACTCAAATCGAGTAGTGGCCGGCACCCACTTGAATTGCTCACGCTTGCGACTGATCTTCTCAAAGTCGAAGCAGACCATGACCCACCCCCGCTCGGTGCTGAAGCCTACAGTGTCCGCAACCCGAACGACCTCGACTACCTTGCCGTCTGTCATCTTTGCTACTTTGATCATCATGTGCTCCTTGCTGTCTATGTGTGTATTATAGCAGGATCTGAATACCCTGTCAACCTGGCGGGTCTTTCGGAGAGAGGTTGACCACAATAGATGAACCCCATATACTTTGCGGCATACGGGGTTCGGGGGTTTGCCCAGGGACACTACCCCCTGGGACTTGTGTCTGATACGCGACTTCAGACTTTGGAGCGTTCTTTAGACAAGGCCCAATGCCATTGCCTTGTAACCGGCTGCGATCAACTTGCGTGATGGCTGTCCGATTACATATTCTTTCACTTCAACATGGTTGCCAGCGACACGGGTGTTACCGTACACTGCGAAACCTGCTGCACGGATACGGCTAACTTCGGCACTGATGTTCTTGATACCGAAACGCTTCTCTGCTTGGCTGGCACTGACTGCCTCACCCGACTTCAATGCGGTGAATAGCTTGTGGGTCTTGGTCCCTTGGTTGATATTATATGTTGTCATTTGTTTTCCTTAATGTTATACTGTTCACACAGTTACACTAATATTACACTATCGCTTGACCAAGGTCAAGTACTTTTGGTCTTCAACTTTACCGAATTCTCGTGTTGTGTAGTATTCAATCAAGCGTTGCTGGATCATAGTAACCAGATCACCTTGATCATCTGCTACTACAAATCTCACAGGACAATTGCTCCATGTCCGCTTGTGTTGGAACTCTGCGAACCATGCTCGATGCTGCTTGTTCTTTGCTTCGAACACAGTCCACGGTCTACCCAGATATGCCAGTTTACTCATATTGTTTCCTTTGGTAAAACACACTACCCAATGTATTTTACTAAATGGGGCACACTGGGCCCCAATACCCCGCTATCAGTAGGGTGCTTCTTCCATGTCTGCCATCTGGGCAACGATGTCTGCCTTCTTAGGCTTGGTAGCAGCCGCAACCTTGGCCTTGATAGCGTCCATAGTGGGCTTGGACTTCACAGCCTTGGCCTTAGGAGCCGCTTTGGCTTTAACAGCTTTAGGTGCCCGGGCAACTACGGTACGCTTCTCCAAGCCTTCCTCAAGAGCAGCCCGCACAGTGGCATTGCCGTTGTCGAAGTTGATGAAGATCAGGAACGCGATAGCAGCCGCTTTGGTCATGGGCTCTTTGAGTTCAATCAGATCGATGTCCTTGCTGCCGGTCTTGGCCAGCACCTTGACACGCATTTGGTCATTGGCAAAGCGAGCCTTGCAAACACCATTACGAGTAGAAACACCTGCGAATTTAAAAGTCTTGTCAGTCATAAAATACCTCTTCTGTGTGTGTGAAATATGGATTGCATAATTACTTTCCATACCTTAATTATACAACGGATTAGGTTCGTTGTCAACCGTTTTCTGGATTAATTTGCCGAATGTTCATCCTCCCCTTGTGGGATATCTGCCACACCGTTGCCATCGATCCAATTGTAGACCAGATCGATCGGGCACTCCAACATGATCGCGATCGTTCGGGCACTATAGCCTTCAATGTAGAGTTGCTCAATGTCGTAAGCCATATCACTCATCTTGCTCATACAGTTTCCTTTTCGTTTGCCAATGCTTCAGTCAACACCGTTAAAGTCTTGCTCAAGGGGTGTGTGTTCTCGTATGTGGTACCACAATACCAAACACCGTCCTTCATGATGTAGTAGTATTCAGCACCGCAGCTATCGCATTGCTCCAGGAACTCTGCGAAGTCTTGTGCTACTTTGAACTCTACACCTGTCTCACCGCGATCGCGAGCGTAGAATGTAGACCAATGCTTCTCGCGGGCTTGTTCATACAAGGCTTTATCTTCTTCGCCCGAGTAGCCGCTGAAGGGATGCTTCTCACCGATATGGTTATCCAGGCTGCTCATGTCGCCCATTGCCACGAGATGATTGGCCTTGGCACTATCGTAGTGCTCTTGCAGGATCTTGCCATTGTGCGACAGATAGCCATCCCAATGACAGTAGATGCTTTTGCACTTGTCTCCGTGCATGACTCCAATTCGACTGCGTGTTCCCATTTGCTGTGCTCCTTAGTGTGTAAGCGTATATTGTAACAGGTTTTACCAGACCTGTCAACCTCAATCTTTAAAATACACAACGAGATTGCGTGTGTCAGTCATAACATAAGCAATATCATTGCCGTCCATTTTGCGATCAGGGTGGTTCATTACCTTGTTGAAGATGAGTTTGACACTCCGCTCATTAACTTGATCGTCGTAGCCTTCATCACAGCCCTGGGCATAACTGTATCGTCCCCTGCATCCGCACATACATCCCAAACGGCCGGTATATACTTTTTGAACATTTGCCAGTGTAAACATGAGTGCTCCTTAGTGTGTATGTGTGTATTATAACTTCAAACAATGCCTTTGTCAACCAACACTTGCCACATGGCTGCTGCCTGTGCAATGGTCATGCCCTTCATGTATGCGGCCAGTTGTTCTGCTGTGAACTTCATCTTGTGCTCCTTAGTGTGTATGTGTGTATTATAGCACCGTTTGAATGACCTGTCAACCTGCAGGGTTATTCACCGGATCGTTCAACTCCGTAACGGGCAAGTTCTTCAAAGGTGTTGATGGTGCCATCTTCGATCAGGGCGATCAAACAATCGAACTCATCACGCTCACTGGAGCCAAACACATCATCTTCCTGCTCGTAGGCCAAGGCCAGTAGTTGCTCTTTCATTGTGTGCTCCTTAGTATGCGATAGCGTGAATGACTTCGTTCTTACCGAAGTAGAAGATGCGTCCGTTGCTGAGCAACCGTGCAGTGCGTGTTGATTGTTTGATGTAGTCGTTACCGTTGCAGTGGAATAAGCGTCCAATGCGGAACTCTCCAAATTCCCAATGTCCCATACTATGCTCCTAAAAAAGATGGGCTCAGTCACAGACTGATTTAATCCTCCCTGCTCAGCGTTTTGACATGCATCCCTTGCGGGCTGACCTTCAAGGTCTATTTAATGCGTCCTGCGTTGCGTTCTGGAGTAACCCTAAACTTGTTTCCCTATGCGTGTATTATAACACTCTTCTACCAACTTGTCAACCACTTTGTTTAGTAAGTGCTCTTATCTGCTTGCCTTCACTCCTATACATCTGCCTGAGCATTCATAGATCTCGACCGACTTCAGTCTAGAGGCACTTACTAAACAAATCTGTCTATGCGTGTATTATAACAGAGGATTGCTCCTCTGTCAACCTCACATTGTATGGAACAGTTCGCGACTCGGATCGTTGCAGGTGCCCACATCTTCACGGCGGATCTCAACTTCCTGACCAGTCAAGCAGTTCTTCACAGTGACTAGTTGGCGACCGTTGAAGGCAGCAACCTGCTGGATGAACTCTTTCTGCTTGCGTTTGGGCAAGAACATCAGCATCTCCTGCACCATCATGTTGGAGTAGCCTGCGGTGAACGCGGCACCCTGCTCTTTGAACATGAGGTTCAGTTCGTCTTTGAGTGCGGTTTGGTTGTCTGTAGTGAACATCTGTGCTCCTTAGTGTGTAAGCGTTAATTATACAACGGTTTTACCAATATGTCAACCTCTTTGTTGTTGTATTTCTACAACGGTTTTGGCACTTGCATTAATCCTACTGCATAGATAGCCAAAAGCACTGCATTGACGATCACCAAGTTCATTTCTTGAATTCGCAATGCCCATATCATGTAGACAAGAGCACCCGCATTGAGCAACAAGATGTTCAAAGGGTCAATGCGCAAACTAGTGCATAGGGCACCGGCGATGACCAATGCCATGCCACTCCATTTTAAAACGTTATCAAGCACAGGCACCCTCCCGATCCACCTGCTCGCTTAGGCCAGCGAACACCCGGCTTAGTCGATAGACCTGCTTCTTGGCATCAGTCATCGCACTGTCAATGAGGTCTTCGGCAGTCCCGTCAGTAAGGACTTCGCGGACGTCATAGTATAGGCATCCGCCCACATGCTCGCGTGATAGTTCGAGCCCTTCGACGAGTACACGTACTCGCAACATAAACCATTCGTAGGTCCCGTTGTCAATCTTCTCACAGATCTCGTCAATGTTGTGGCAGCTGTCGTCGAACGTGTCCCGGGGATGCATGTCTTCATAGGTCTTGTCCACAATGATTGAAAAGCCTTCGCGCTCGTACTGCGCAAGTTCATCGTAATATTGCATAGGTGCTCCAGTGTGTGTAAGCGTGTATTATAACACGGGATCGCTCCCGTGTCAACCTCTTTATGCCAGTTCGCGTTCTACGATACGCAACATGCTAGCAGGCACTCGCCAAGAGCCAATGTTGGTCTTCACTGTGACGAACTTGATAGCAATCTTAGTCACCATGCCGTTGACAGCACGTCCGTCCTTGGCATTGAACACCACAGGATCACCGATGTGCAGTTGACGCATGGTCTGTTTCGCTAAACGCGAACGAGCGAACTTGACAGCATCAATCATAGATGTCAGTTGATCGTTGGTCCATGTTTGGCTGATGATAGCGGTGTTGATATCTGCGATTGAAAGCATCTCTAGCTCCTTTGTGTGTAAGTGTATATTATAACTGGTCTTACCAGTCTTGTCAACCTAAGACTACCACACGGCGAGTACCTTCGAAGTCGCCTTCATCTTCGATCATCTCGTCCTCATCCATCAACGTGTCCATGCGGTGATAGTCGCTATACTTCACCAGTCCCTCGTCTACCGTGTCCACAGTAGGGGCCACTTGGGTGCTCCAGTGGTCGCCATAGTTATAACTCAAGTGGACTTCGGCGTTAGGGTCCAAGTCCATCAAACGCTCGATTAGTTGAAATACTTGCATGTCGTGCTCCTTAGTGTGTAAGTGTCAATTATACAATGGTTTTACCAATGTGTCAACCGTTTTCAGCAGTCAGGATCAAAAGATTCCCACTCTTGTGCTTCATCGGGCTGGCCGTCATCCGCCGCTTCTTCTTGCAAGATGTCGTTGGCCTGCATCATCTCGGCAACGGAACTCTCCGACAGCCACATCAGGGCCATCTCTGCTACTATACGGGTATCGATCTCACCTGCATCCATCATGTCCATCAGGCGGCAAGTGGCCGGGCGTATACGAGTAAACGAATCAAACATGGTAGCTCCTTAGTGTGTAAGTGTGTATTATAGCAGGTTCTTAGCCCGCTGTCAAGTCGCCGCGAATGTCCGTATTCAGCGCAGGGTTAATAGCACGACGGATCTCAACTTCCCGCCGATGTGCAGCAGCCTTGCCACGGATGATCTCGTGTATGCGTATCTCTATCTCGCTCTTGTCTGACAACTCACGTAGAGCCACGCACAGGGCCCAGTCTTTGTTCTCAGTCTTAGCACGGTAGAAATGCTTGTTAGCACGAACACGAACTGACTTCTGCACAGTAGTCTCAGTCTTAGCAGTGACACCTATGTAGTTCAACCCATTGACTACGAGTTCGTAGATGATGTGATTGCGATCTACACGTTTCTTGCGGGTGACTGTTTCTTTGTTCATGTGTGTATTATACAATGGTTTTACCACTTTGTCAACCTGAAGAGTGCTGTATTTCTACAACACTCTGGCACTTTACAATACAGCGCCGTGGAACTGCTCGTAGTCGTAGAACGCTACTAAAACGCCTGCTCGTCTGTAGAGCACCAGCCCCCCAACATCATCTGCAAGATCAAAGTTGGTAAACTCACTCTCAAATCGCTCAGTTAGTTCGTCCATCATGTCGTCGCCCGTGGCTTCAAACGACTGCATGGCTTCTGCTTCGTAGTCGTGTGTAATAGTAGCATTGTTTATAATTTCGCTTTCGTTTGTCAGCATAGTGTGCTCCAGTGTGTGTAAGTGTCAATTATACAATGGTTTTACCATTTTGTCAACTCATTTCTTTGTAAAGATATGTAAAGCCAATGTAAAGCCAATGTAAAGTGAATCCGTTGTATAACCGCCACACAGCCGGCACTCCGACCCCGGTTAACATAATATAGATTGTATCTACTCAAAAGATAACCCTATAGCTTACTCAACTATAGGGTTATCTCAGTCAGCGATCTCTGCGTTTCCCAGTATCGCCGCCCATCTCGCCTGTTCATCTACAAAGAGGGTCCTCAACCACCGGAAGGGCTGGTCGCGAGTTCAGCAACAGTAACGAAGATCTACAATCAGACTCAACATACCCAATCGATCGCCCAGGCTTCCGGCCCCTAATCAAATCTGTATGTCTATCCTGCTGCTTACGGTTTACATATACACTACTCATAGACAAGTCTCGGTGTATATACGCATAGTATAACACAGATCCCAACTATGGACAACTCACACTGTAGTAGATCTACAACATGCATAGTGATTACACAGTAGAATATGTTACTCTACACTGAGTAATGTGATACTATTTTGGGGCAGTTTTGGGTCAGAAATCTGGGATTCACGGTGGAAAAACGCTCCAAAATGCGTCGAATCCACCGTAGATTGATCCTTTTTCGCCGTAGATTTCTGTTAGATCTATAGTGGATTTAGATTGGAGCACGGTGGGGATGAGAGGCTATCGTAAAATGGTCTACCATTCGACCAAAGGAAATCACACTGTAGTCAGGATATTCTTTGGTCTCAACCTTTCACTACGTAGGATCGACTTCGATGTAGTGTATTATGGGTTCTGGGCAAGGGTGCTATAGCGGGGTATTTGGTGTGGCCTGTATAGCGGGGTATTTGTATATACGCTGTAAGACTATATCTGTATAGTGCTACAGCGGGGTATTTACTTGTAACTATTAGTAAATCCCAAAGTCTTACGCCCATCTGTTAGGTAGTCTTTGTTCTTATGTGTTTTATACATATGACAGCACTTACACAGAGTTTGTAGATTAGCAGGTCTATTATCACCAGGATTGCCGTTTTTATGATCTACATCTAACATACCATTCCAGACCAAGTTAGTAGTACATTTAAACCCTAAAAAACCAGAAACATTTTCGCAGTAATCTTTACGATGTTTAAGCGTAGGATGCCAACTTTTACGCTGATGGGCCCCACAAATAATTTTACCGTGTCTTACTCGCCATTTCCAATCTCCATCAGCATATTGATAGTTGTACATAGCAGGATTACAACATCCTGCTATTTGGCATTGTGGGCGATTTTCCCAAGAGGTAATGCTACCTTCTAGTGCTATTCCTGGCATAACTAACCTTTCTGTGTGTGTGTATGAGTATAATTATACAGGAAAAACCCGTCAATGTCAAGAGTAATTTAAGGTAAATACCTAAACTATGACTTTACCCGTATCCCCCAACGCCATATCATTCGCCAATTTGCAGACTGAATTTGGAGGCAGTAATCCCATCAGTTTAAATGAGTATTATGCTGGAGATAGTTACGTTGGAGCAGGCACAAATGGATTTCCCTCAGCAGTTAGCACCGCCATACCCAGTAGTGGGCAGTTGAGTTTGGGTAATTTTCATGGAGCAGCCGCTGTCCGGGTGGTTAATTTTGTATTAATTGCTGGGGGTGGGGGTGGACAACCCTCTGGTGGAGGTGGAGCAGGGGGTTTTTTAAGTGGTAATGCCACCTTAACAGTGGGTTCTACGTATGCAGTCAATATCGGAGGGGGTGGAGTAGGTGGAGGTTATGGTACAAGTGTACGCTCTACCAATGGTTCCAATACCACATTCAATGGCAACACAGCCATAGGTGGGGGTCATGGTGCCGGTAGTCCACATGGTGGTGTTTGGCCTCAAAATTCTTTTGCCGTTGGAAATGGTGGCAGTGGAGGGGGTGGTGCAGCAGATGCTCCAGGCGGCAATAACGGCGGCACAGGAGTAGCGGGACAGGGTAATAGTGGTGGTGCTGGACCAACATACAGCATAGGTGGTGGTGGTGGTGGTGCTGGCTCAGCGGGAGGCAACGCCACTGCACCCAATGCACCCAACATTAATAATTCAAGAGGAGGAGCGGGTGGATCCGGGCGTCTTGCAGCAGATGGAGTTATCTATGCAGGAGGGGGTGGTGGTTCTGGTGCTACAACGGGTGGTACCGGTGGATCCGGAGGCGGTGGAAATGGTGCTAATGAATCTTTTAGTTCAAACCCTACTTCGGGTACTGCTAACCGAGGGGGCGGTGGTGGTGGAATAGGGCACGGTGGGACTGCCGGCGCTGGCGGCAGTGGTGTAGCCTTTATCTATTATTCAGGAATAGTACAAAAAGGTATAGGAGGTACTGTCAGCATTATTGGTGGAAACACGTATCATTATTTCTATAGTTCGGGCAATTATACTCCATGATTTAATTAAGGTAAATATCTAAAAGGATATTACCAACATGTCAGTATCAATAAGTGGAACAACTGGAGTAACATTTCCGGATTTATCAGTTCAGGAATCGGCCTCGTCCATATTACCAGGAACATTAATTTATTTCTGTGCCAGTACAGCACCCACAGGATATCTCAAGGCCAACGGTGCTGCCATTAGTAGGACCACGTATGGCACATTATATGCAGCAATAGGTGTAACATTTGGATCGGGAGATGGTACCACCACGTTCAACCTACCGGATGCCCGTGGATATTTTCTACGTGGATGGGCAGATGGAGTGACCACCAGAGATAGTGGTAGGGTATTTGGAACAACACAAACTGACGCCATGCAAGGGCACGTTCATGATATTGGCGCATCACAACAAGTTCCTTTTGGTACAGGCGGTGTTTCTAACCCGGCGAAACCTGGTAATACCAATAGTGCCCAATCTAGCGGCCCTGTAGCCGATGCTACTAATGGTACTCCACGCACCGCTGCTGAAACTCGTCCTATGAATTTAGCCCTATTGGCCTGCATCAAATACTAAGACATATCAAACATGAAAACTGTAGTACAACTCGATCATCAAGGTTATTATGTGGGTACAACTCACGCAGATCAAAGTCCATTAGAGCCCGGAGTATATCTAATGCCAGCAGGCACAGTAGATGTTGCTGCGCCTGTAGTGCCCCAAGGTAAGTGTGCTCGTTGGGTCAATCATCGTTGGACATTTGAGTCATTGCCCGAGCAAACCGTCAATGCCAGTCCCAGAGATGATGAAATAGAAAGTCTAAAAAGACAAGTAGGGATACTTCAAGATCAAGTATCTGCTCTTCGAAATCAGTTATTCAAAATATCCGAACTCAAGGAACAGATTGCTGAGTTATCTAACGGATTAGATGCTCGGATATGATATCTCTTGATATTGGCCGACAATAAATATTAAAAACCTGGAAAATTAGCAGATGACATTTAAACTTGACGGAACGTGGGGATTCATAGACAACTATGATTTGCAAGTAGTGCCATCTGGTTTCTCATATACATTCAGCACATATCAATCACTGTTATTGACTCCTTCTGGGTCATTAGCATCGGGTAGTATAACATTTCCGTTAAATCCGGTTGATGGAATGGGTGTTAGGATATCCACCACACAGGCAGTTGGTGCATTAACATTAAATGGTAATGGTGCCACCGTCATCAATCCTGCTACCACATTATCGGCCAATCAAACATTAACATACATGTATGTATTAAGTACCAACAGATGGTATGCATCAAACAATGTAATGCAATATACAGGTAGTGCAGGCTCTGGTTCTAAATATACTTCTTCTGCCACAGCACCTGCCGGTCCCACATTAGGGGATTTTTGGTATAACACCACCACAGATATATTGTATCGTTATTCGACAGATGGAATAAGCAGTTTCTGGTTAGATATATCGGGAGCAGTAGGAGTCACAGGGTTCACAGGTAGTTTAGGATATACAGGTAGTTTAGGATATACAGGTAGTTTGGGATATACTGGATCCGCCAGTTCGGTAATTGGGTATTCCGGTAGTCAGGGATATACAGGTAGTTTAGGATATACAGGTAGTTTGGGATATACTGGATCCGCCAGTTCGGTAATTGGGTATTCCGGTAGTCGGGGATATACAGGTAGTCAGGGTGCTGGATATACAGGTAGTCAGGGTGTTGGATATACTGGATCCGCCAGTTTGGTAATTGGATATACAGGTTCGGCCAGCACAGCGGCTGGATACACTGGTAGTGTTGGTGCCAGTGGTTATCCTGGTCCCCGGTCACAATTTTTCTCCACAGCAGGATCTAACACATTCACCATACCCACAGGAGTTACAGCGATCAAGGTCAGTGTAGTTGGTGCTGGGGGCGGCTCAGCAGCAGGGGCTGCCGCTGCAACCGGAGGCAATGGTGGTTATGCTGTTCAGTGGTTTACAGGATTAACAACTGGTAATTTATCTGTAACAGTGGGCGGCGGCGGCAGCGCGAAATCGGCTGGATCTGGTAATGGAAGTGCTGGTTCTGGAGGTAGTAGTAGTGTGGCATCAGGTACTAACAATACGATTGCCACGGTGTCTGCCAGTGGTGGCGGCGGCGGAACTGTTGCTGGTGCAAATGGTACTGCCGGTGCTGCTGGCACAGGTAGTGGTGGTGCAATAAATATAAGTGGAAGTTCTAACACCGGGGGGATTTTATTTGCTTCCGGTGTCGGAGCCGCATTTAGCAATACTGTTGGTGCTGTTGGAACCCGAGGATGTGTGTTAATTGAGTATTAAAAAAAGTATTTAAAATGAGTTTTCCAAAAGGATAAAAAATGAGTCAAGTCGCCATTGCAGGTAATCTTCTTGGAGCAGGTATATTAACCATTGCTGCCCCCAACACGGCCAGTAGTTACACCTTAACATTACCACAGATCAATGGAACGATGGTTTCTTCAGATGTTAGCGGCAATGTTAGTATTAGTGGCGACTTGAATACAGGAGGAAAAGGTTATTTTATTAATCCTGTATACGGAACGACAGGTGCGGTCGTATTACAATCAAATACTACAAACACAGCAACAACTTGGTTGCAGTGGACCAATAATACCAGCACTATTCAATATGGTGCTATAGGTGTGTCCGCTGTGAACACCATGACTTTTTTAATAGGCAGTGTTGAGCGTATGCGTATCACTGCTGCAGGCGGTTTAGGACTTGGAACCACGACTGACCCTGGTGCAGGCGCAATTTATGCAACAGGCAACATTACTGCATTCTATTCTTCAGACGCTAAATTTAAAGAAAATATACAGCCGATCACAGGTGCATGTGAAACTATTCGAGCCATTGGAGGCGACTACTTTAACTGGACCGATGAGTACATTGCTAAATTTGGTGGCGTCGACGGCTACTTTCTACAAAAAGAAGATTTTGGTGTAATTGCACAAAAAGTACAACGAGTATTTCCAAAGGCTGTACGAACTCGTCCTGACGGAACTCTTGCAGTGGATTACGAAAAGTTAGGAATTTTAGCGTTTCCTGCTATTATTGAAATCCTTGACAGATTAGATACCTTAGAGGCAAAAGTAGGACCATAAAATTTAAACAATAAATACTAAAAACCTGGAAAAATAACATATGCCATTCTCACTTGACGGTACATACGGATTGATTGATAATTATGATTATCAAGTATTGCCTTCAGGGTTTTCTTATACCTTTGCCAATTATCAAACTCTACTGTTAGATCCTTCTGGATCATTGGCAACAGGCACTATAATATTTCCATTAACTCCAGCAGGTGGGATGACTATTAAAATATCTACCACACAGGCCATTACTACATTAACTTTAAATGGTAACGGTAAGACTATTGCTAATCCTGCAACATCACTTTCTGCAAATCAAACATTGACATATGTATACAATTCAAATAACACCACATGGTATGCATCAAACAATGTATATGCATTAGGGTATTCGGGTAGTCAAGCATATACTGGTAGTTATGGATATACCGGTAGTGGATTCACAGGTAGTCGTGGGTTTACCGGTAGTGCGTCCTATACTGGTAGCATTGGATTCACAGGTAGTATTGGATTCACAGGTAGTATTGGATTCACTGGATCGGCCAGTTCGGTGATTGGATACACCGGCAGTGCGTCCTATACCGGTAGTCGTGGATATACCGGTTCGGCCAGCACAGCGATTGGATATACAGGTAGTGCTGGTGTTGCAGGACCAACAGGACCCACTGGACCTACTGGAGCAGCAGGCAGTAGTGGATCTCTCCGATCAGGAACTATACAATCATTGGCATCAATTGGCAGCAATACAGTTCCCTTTACCGGAATTCCATCCGGAGTCAGTCAAATTACTGTTGGTTTTAGTCAAGTAACTGTAACCAATGGCAGCGGAATAATAGACATAAGAGTTGGATCTGGATCATACGCCATATCGGGATATAATGCTTATGCAATTAGGGTAAGTTCGTATTCACTGGTGTCCGACACTACTCGATTTCCGACATTTGGTATAACCCACGGTGGTGGAAATCCTATGAATGGTCAATATATTTTGACTCATATTGGAAATAATATTTGGACAGGAACTGGTAGTTTTTATTTTCCTACTACTCTAAATGGTACTGGATGGGGACTGGCCGCTGGATCAGTGACACTTAGTGGAGTATTAACTCAACTTCAAATAAATATTCCAACTGTTACCACTGCTCAAACATTCAACGGCGGTTATGTGAATATAGTTTATTCATAAAGGATAAAAAATGAGTTTTCCAGTAAGTCCCGTTAATGGTCAAACTGCTACTATCGGCGGTATAGTGTATACCTACAGTACTGCCAATTCCTCTTGGACAAGATCAGCAGGCGGCGCCGTGTCGGGTATTCGTTCTGCATACTATTCAACAGTGGGTACTGGGTTTACTTTTACAATACCCACAGATGTTACCTCGATCAAAGTTACAGCTATTGGTGGCGGTGGTGGTGGAGCCGATCAAGCAAATGGTGGTGGCGCAGGTGGTGGTAGTGGTGGCGAGGGTGGCGGCGCGGTCAAGTATATTACTGGGTTAACACCCGGTCTTACTTTAACTGTCAATGTTGGCGCTGGCGGCACCATGGGGTATAATGCAGGAGGTGGTACTGCCGGCAATGCTGGAGCAGGTGGAAATAGTAGTGTTGCATCCGGAACCCAGACAATTACTACAGTGCAAGGCGGCGGTGGTGGTGGCGGTGTGGGCGGTAATAATGGTGGCGCAAACGGTTCAGCAGGTACTGCTACAGGAGTAACCAATGCAGCAAACGGTTCAGCTGGTTATTCGTTCGCCGGATTAGGAAGATATATGTTTGGTCTTGGAATGGGCGGTAGCGGTACCAATAGTGGCGGAGGCGGTGGTGGCAGAACCCCCGGCACACAAGGTTGTGTTTTAATCGAATACTAATTCATCCCAATGGTCCTGGACCGTGGATCTAAGTTTCTGTTAGGAATCCAAGTCCAATCATTACCTTGTACAGGAGTCAACCCAATATGGCTTCTTGGTATAAAGTATCTATCATCACCGATGTTCATTTGATCAACTATGTTAGAGAACACAGAGTCTACTAATATCAGTGACTGTGCTTTTTCTAATACCATCAGCCAATCGAATATACTGGATGCCATGTTATCAAATATTTCAATAGTTTGCCAGTCTGCAGGAATAATACTGCGATCAAAGTCTGCACGATGATCACTACCTGTTAGATGAACTACCACATAGTTAGGATTAGTAACTAAACGATCATACAATGCTTGTTCACGTTGAGTATCACGTACCAAGCATTCGCTTAGATTCCATTTTTCTCGAAAAGGAACACCTGCCTTGATATATTTGTATTGATCAAATTTAGTATGTTGGAAGTAGACTTCGTTATGGAAATCCTGTCCAGTTAATGCTTGATATAAGCAAACAATCTCATCGCACTTGAAGTTCTTTAGACGCTGCATAGGAACATCATAGAAGAATGGACCCGGGTCAACTGTGATAGGAATCCATTTTACCCAAGGTGCGGCCCGGTTCATCGTCTCCACCCACTGATCAGCGATAGGCCAAAGTACTTCCCATCCTTCGCGTTGATAATGTTTAGCGATAGGAAGGGCGATGACGATATCACCTAATCCTCTTGATTGTATAATACCTAATTTCTTACTCATGATTAAAATACATCTCCGTTAGTATGTTGTTTGAAATAGCTTTCATTACGTTCGATTGGTAAGTCATGTCTGGCCTCAAAAGCATAAGGTACTCTAAGTCCTTGTGCAATGCTAAGTGCCACGCTTTGATTACCTAAAAAGTGTTCAGCACCTGCTATGACCTGTGCCAATTCTAACATAGTTCGAGTAGGATAGTAATCCAAGTTCCAACCTGTTAGTTTTTTAAATTCTTCGTATTCGTTAGGTAGTCCCACAAATACCGCATGTTGATCTGTACCATCTTCAAGCCAGTATCGCCAAGCAGGGTTACATCCAGGTGCAGTGAATCCACGTGGAGATCTATTAACCACATATGGTTTACCTGGAATGATAGTAGGTTCTGGAACAGTTATCCATGGGACTTCTATCATTGTTTCCTGTTGTTTAGGATCTTTGATACCAAATGCCATACAGTATGTTAGGATATAGTTAGCAGGATGTCCCACAAACAGAGGGCGGAACCTATCTAAATTATGTGTGATAGCGTCCTGATCCGGATTCAGCATTTTAAAGTCTGTGATATAATCCTGGGCCAGCATGAAGTCTCGCATGAACTCGTAATCTTTTTCGGTCATACGTCCTTGGTGGAAAGGATCTGGTTTATTGCCGTAGTAATGTTGTCCGATCCAGTCTACCTGATTGAGATGTAAGTAGAATTCGCCACCACCGTAGTGTTTCATTATGGATAAGCCATAGACGATATCGCCCAGTGTACCCGAATGTTTAAAAGAGTTCATATATTTGTTTATTATAAGCGTATTTAATTGTTAAGTCAATACCGGAGAAAATAATATTGGCTAAATATTGTATTAGATAAAACCAACATGACCGTAACTACCAATACACCCATTGCCGCCGCCGATTATAATACGGTACATTATCTTATAGAAGATATATTAGGATTAAATGAGAATGGTTGGGGATTACCCTTATTGTCGTCCAATCCTGCAACTGCCGTAACCACTGTAGTAAATGCCAGAGAATATAATAGACTCCTTGATGATATAAATGTAGCGCATAGCCACATAACCAACGCCAACACCAGCATATCTTATGTAGTTACTGGGACCACGATCGTGGCCGCAGGATTTACTAATTCGCTTACTGATGTAGCCAATTGGTTGAATAATAATAATAGGAGATATACCAGTCACCCTGATCAATATTTTCGTGTAAATTTAGTAGGAGGCGGAACCAGTTCTAATATTCTTCCTAACGGCGGAACCAGTACAAGGACATTAGTCTGGGGAGCGAATGATATTACACAGATAACGCATCGGGTAACATGTGCATTTCGTAATAGATTAGCAGCCAGATACTATTTCAATCAAGGTAACTATCTAACTTGGATTCCTTACTACAATACCAGCACCGGATTAATAAACGATCTCGACGGCGAATGGTCTAATTTTATCAACTACCTTGTAAACAGTAATCAATATAAGTATAGAAGAGACGAATATCTAATTGGTGATACATCCACATATTATACCAGCGGTACACTATATGTCAATGTGATTGCCAACCGATCAAATGATCAATCCAGAGTAGATTTTACCATAGAATACGGCAATAGTGCAAGTCCAAACTTGCTGATCAGTCCAGCCGTGGGAACTTACAATATAGTTTTATAATATGCCAACCACAGCAGCAACACCAATTGTATTCAACCTATCCAATAAGGGTACACACGATATTGACATAAATTATATTGTTTATGAAGACAATAATAATACAGTCCACGTGGCCGATTACTCCGGATGGGGAGGATACACGTCGGACAGCAGAAACAATACAAGAGAAACATACAACAAAAGATATCTATATGGTGATTATTTAGAAAAGGATTTCCTATCTGATACACGTGATAGGCTTCCGACCTACACCACAATGACCGGAGTAACGCTAACAGTTAATAATACCACAGGAATACAATCCGGCTGGGTCGCATCGGGTAATGGACTAACTGGTAGATCAGTGGTGAATGTGCTTTCCCCAACAATATTAACCATGAGTGGTACATATTCGGGTACTCCTGTTATCGGAGGAACTGTTACATTCTCTACCAGCACTGATAAAATAACAGTAGCTAATTCCGACCATTTAGGTATAGGTTGGCAGATAATTCAAAATGGTTATGAGTTAGCCGATAATGCTGTAATTACAGCAATAAATGGTACAACTCTAACTGTTAATAAATTACCAAATCAATCCACAGTTGTTGTTAGTAATCCAATGTTGTTCTTTACATCTACCAATTATTTGACGATGAATAGCACCAATAATCTTGATATAGGGTTCACTGCCAATTACAATGGTTATAACAATTCGCAATCAATTATAGCCGTATTAGGTGATGGTCAAACAGTACAGATGAGTGATCAACCAGGTAGCACCCCTGTATCTAACAATGAGATTACATTTACATCTAACAAGAGTTTGGTTAACATACCTGTAGGATCACAGGCTACATTTATTATCAATTATAATCCAAGTGGCAGTGCATCTGCCGGATCAAATTATGCATCAACTGTGACCATATATGCTACACAGTTGCCTTCTACTCCTATAGTGGCCTACATTCACAATTATATAACAATAAACAATCCACCTCCTCCTGCAACACCAGACTACACAGTAACAGTAACCTCAAGCGGAGGGGGTGGTGGTCGACCGTCATATACTGTCACTACATTCAGTTACAGTGATGGATCCACAAATACAATTTCCGTTAACAATCAAACTGGAGACACATCCTTCAGTAAAACAGATGCATCACCGGGATCAGAAGGTAGTAGCGATGCTGGAACAACCAGTGTTAACACCACTCAACAAAGCTCGCCTGGCGGCGGCAACAGCAGCCGTGTTATCTGCACTTATTTTTATCGTAAAGGTATGATGCCTAAGGATGTATGGAGAGCGGACATGGAGTATACATTTACCTATCTTTCACCAGCAACTGTTAGAGGATATCAATACTGGGCTATTCCCTACGTAAGACTTATGCGTAGGTCTCCATTAGCAGAAAAAATAATATATCCATTAATGATGGCCAGGGCAGAAGAACTGGCTTACAAGATGGGAGTGTTGGAAAAAGGAAATTGGTTAGGAAAATTTTTAAGATTCTTTGGTGAACCGGTTTGTTTTTTAATAGGTGTGTGCGTTAAAGAGCAAGACTTTAACTCTCTATGGAATACAACATCGGATAGGAAAATATAAAATGGCTACATCATTTGATGCTAATATACAGATTGGTAGCCAAATTGGTCATACCATACCGCTTAATTCAAAATTAACCGGGTATCTACCAGATGTAAAAACAACATTGACTCTCGACGGAGTTGAAATTCCATATACAGGTGAATATACCCTTAACTCATATCCTTTATTATCGGTATCATCTTCTGCTACAACAGAGAATGTTATAGCCCCTGACTTTATAATGAATCCTTATTCAACGAGCACCTTTCAAACGCTATATTTAAGTAACAAAGGGAACGCAGTATTAACAATCACAGAAGTTCTAACAACTGTCTATCCGGGTGTTATAGAGCCAATAATGAATGTCAACAACAATAATTTGCCTATTACTATACAACCCGGTGATCAGGTATTGGTTTCAGGCGCATATATCGCCTACTACGCAGGGGAATATATAAATTGGTTTATTTTCAAATCGAATAGTGTCAACGGATCTGTTAAATATCGAACTCATCAGTTAGTATTAGATACTCAAAATTTTAGACCAACCCCTACAGGATTTACAACCAGTACAACACTATATGGTAAACCCGAGATACAAAAATATACCATCATACCAATTTTTAATACTATTGAATCACCTGATACCATTATAGATGTAAGTGGAACTATTTCAGGAAGTCCAGCTTGGACTATATTGAGTACCGGCACTAATTCTATAACAGCAAAATTTGATCCTGATATTATTGATAATGCCAATGGAACTTATACTGCTGACTTGACTATATCTGCAAATGGGGCAACACACATTGTAACCAATACTGCTACAGTATTCATAGATCACGCTATTAATAAAAATCTCAGCAGTTGGTTAAGTCCAGTAAGTCATGACAACAGTATCGTTGGTGTTAGCTATGACCTCGAAGACGATCACAGAGTTATGACTATAGGTGTAGGTACGAGCTCAGGTGTATTGGTAGTTACAACTACTACCTTTGTTCCATCTCAATTATACGCAGGTAGTTTTAATGGAAGTACTCAATATCTAAGTATACCTTCAACTCCACCTATACATATATTAGCGTTTACAATAGAAGCATGGGTTTATCCCGACGCCGCAGTTGGCATAGGAACTATTGCTTCTTGGGGTGGTGCCGGTGGCGCATTTAGGTTATTCTTAAGCACTGATACACCGGATATACAAGTTTGGAACGGATCATCTCTATTAATACAACAATCTATCACTAATCCTATAAATCAATGGACACATGTGGCTGTTCAACGCGATGATTCAAATTTAGTCACTATATATATTAATGGATCTATTGTAAATCAAACCACATTAACTACTGATTGGAATTATGTTGGTGATTTAATTATAGGTGCCGATTTAGCGGGAGGATCATATTTTTCAGGATATATCAGCAACTTCAGATATGTTCGTGGTATTGCTCTTTATCAAACACAGGCAAGTTTTGATCCGCCTACTAATAATTTAACTTCTACACAGATGCCAGATATCAATGGTTATCCAAGTAATACGATATCAGGAAATGAAACAATAGTATTAACTTTACAGAATAGTACAGTGATAGATAATTCATCATATATTCGTTCTATTACAAATAATGGTTCTGTTGCCACATCATTACAAACTGTTTTCTCCTCTCATGCAGGGCCTGTAAATCCTAATATATCTGTCGAAGACCTCGGATTAGGTCATCAGTATTCAGATTATGGCAATTGGTCCAAGGTATATAGGATTCCGTTTACAGGTGATGCTGCTACATATTACAGTAAAGATTATGTAATAAAAACTACCACTACTTCGGATTATAGTAGTTACTTTGGTGAATTTGGATCTATTGGATCTATGTTTGTTGTGACAGATGACGGATACGGAACAATAAAAGTCGAATTGAATAATCTAACCGTATTCAATACTTCTACTATTACCACCAGCACCTATAACACTATTAATAATTTAACCAGAGCATTCCATTATTATTCTGGCATTGATATTGGTGGTAGATATAATCAAATTTTAGTTACTGTTGATGTAAATGGCAGCACACCTCCCAATGGATCGGGTTGGGTGTTACCCGAAAATTCAGATACAATGCAGATACAACCCGGATGGATTATGCAGGATGCTACCGGTGCTAGATATACCGTTAACAGTTCGGGACACAATGTTCTGTTTAACGGATGGGGTATTGGATTTGCAAGCGCACTTACTATAGCATGGCCTTTAACTTTTTATGCATCTCCCTTGCCGTTACTAAAAGATCCTACAACTACCTACTTATTCATAGGATTCAATTACAATACTCGTGACAAGACAGCAACTACCGCTACCTCTATAGTAAAAATCCCCAGTTAACTCAAGACTTGATTTATTGTTGTAATTGTAGCATAATTACTGTATTATGCATACAATACCTTACGAACAAGTTAAACGAGTAAAATGGAAAGGTGATTCCATTGGATATGATTGGGCCTTACATGCTCTGGATAGAGGCCAGCATGATCAATTCTTAGCAATAAATTTTAATTTTTCCGAAGAAGATATTAATCTTTTTAATTATTCAGATTACGATGAAGAAACAACCTGTTGTATTGTTTGGAATTACAAAAACAAATGGGTAGCCAAACTATTTCCTAAAAATTGGGAGATTGGATCCTATTACAATATCGATATACCAATATTAAAATGGGAGAGGAATCCAAACATATCCCTATCTGTTGAGTTTGAGAATGATCCCACATTGACATTTGTTCCTGACCTTTGGGATACATTTTACGAATTAGTATGGTATGTCAAGGATCAAGATGTTTGGGCATTCAAATGTTCAGCAGAGAATAAGGTATCTAAAGGTGTAAAGGATATGGGAGAGTTAACTCCTGCATTGCCCCAACATCTCGATGTAGTATTCATCAGTTATCACGAATCCAATGCGGAAGAAAATTGGCAACGAGTATTAGAGAAAGCACCGTGGGCCAAGCGGGTAGACGGAGTCGCGGGCATATTCAATGCACACCAAGCAGCAGCCAAATTATCTACCACAGACATGTTCTATGTAGTAGATGGCGACGCATGGTTAGTAGATGATTTTAATTTTGATTACCAGCCGGGCATATTTGATAGAGACTGTACACATATATGGAGAGCACAAAATCCTATCAATGGATTAGTTTATGGGTATGGTGGAGTCAAGTTATTTTCTAAACAGGTAATAGAGGATGCGACCAGTTGGACAACTTTAGATATGTCGACCACAATTGGAAGTAATCTCAAAGTAGTCAATACGATTAGTAATATCACAGCATTCAACACAGATGAGTATTCTACATGGAGAAGTGCATTCAGAGAGTGTGCGAAGTTATGTTACAATATACATCAAGATCCGGATAATAAAGAAAATCAAGATCGATTAGAAGGATGGATGAAATCAAGCGATCAACCATTTGCACAATATGCTATAGATGCAGCACATATTGCCGAAAAATGGGTAAGGCAACATATCAATGATCCAGATACAATTAATCTTATTAACAATAGAGATTGGTTAAAAGAGAAATTTAATAATTGTTAAGGAAAATATACCAATGGCCGACTTAACAAAAATAGATGAACAAAAAATACTTTTTTTAAATAAAAAAGAAATCGCAGTTTACGATGCAGATAAATTACATTCCTTACATCTTAATAATTGGAAAGATTGGTGGTGTTCAGTTGGGCTTAGATCTTTATACATACAGCATGATGGATTAGTTTATCGAGGAACCTGTCGAGAAGGCGGTATTATCGGTAGTATATATGCTTCTTATTTTTCAGACAACGGAGGACCGAGAGATTGGATTCAATGTAAAAAGAATTCTTGTCTATGTGCATCTGATATGCAAACTCCTAAAGTGAAGAATTTAGAACAAACAGATATTGTCACGTTAAATTCTATGAAGGAGATAGACTATTCAAATCATAATCTGGTAGAAAATATAACCGATCATGATACTATATTTTGTGGAGTGGTGAAACATTATAAATTAGTGATATGGGAACTTGGTAGACGATGTAATTACGAATGTTGGTATTGTGCTCCATCGAGCCATAATAACTACGAGTCTCATAAATCATTGGGCTCTTTAATGCATGGATTATACAGTTTAACAAGATACTGGAGTAATGGACAAAAAATGAAGTTTGTGTTTACAGGTGGCGAACCTACTTTTAATCCTAATTACCTGGAGTTTGTAAAACATTTACGTAATGATTTATTCCATATTGTTCATACAACAACCAACGGAACACATAACGAAACCTATTATCACGAACTCGCACAGGTAAGTGACATTGGATTTTCAGCACATCTGACTTATTTAGAAAATTCCACGATGTACAACAAATTTATAAAAAATCTGGCAAGTGCTTATGCCGGTAACTCTGATAAAATCAACTGGTTAAGTGTCAAAATTATGATGCAACCAGGTAAACTGGATTTTGCTAAACGTCTATATAATGATTGCAGAAACATAACTAAAAACGTCACAGCAGATCTTCTCCATGATATTAAAACAAACAAAATAATGATCTATACCCAAGAAGAAATTGACTGGATGTTAGAAGTCAATAACAATACACAATTAGATTAAAATAATATGACGAAATTAAAAAATACAGATACCATATGTGCGTTGCCATGGACACATCTGGCTTTTGAGCCCAATGGTAAAGTAATCCCATGCTGCTTAACTTCGACTCACAATCATTATGTTGGCGACCTAAAAACAGAGACCGTGATTGAAATTTGGAACAGTGATAAAATGAAACAGTTACGTAAGGACATGATTAACGGTATCGAGCCAAAGATATGTAATAAATGTTTTAATAGAGAAAAAATCACAGGAGAAAGCGGCCGTACCTATCATAACAGAGATTTTATAGATGTTATTAAAAAAATACCCGAGATAACGCTCGAGGATGGAACCTGTACAGAAATGAAATTAAAGTATTGGGACTTTCGATTTAGTAATCTTTGTAATTTTAAATGTAGAAGTTGTGGACCTGATTATAGTTCTACATGGGTACCTGACGCTAAAAAATTAGGATATACTGATCAAGAGAAAGTATGGAATATTGAATCAGTAGGTGATCAAACTAATTTCGACTTTCTAAAAGAGCAGATTAATTCCGTGAAACGAATTTATTTTGCAGGTGGAGAACCGTTATTGATGCCCGAGCATTGGCAAATTCTCAATATGCTAGTAGAAAATAAACGATTTGATGTTAAACTTAGTTACAATACAAACTGTAGTGTGTTAACATATGGAAAGAAAAATATTATTGATTATTGGAAACAGTGGAATTTTGGAAAACTTGAAGTTTGGCCTAGTATTGATGAAATAGGACCTAGAGCAGAATTGATTCGTAGCGGAACAGTATGGAGTAAAGTCGAGGAAAACCTAAAAGAACTATCAAAACATAACAATATTATTTTAAGACCCGGTATGACTATCGGAGCCTGGAATGTTAATAGATTACCAGAAATTATTGAACATCTGGTCAGTGTTGGAGTCATTAGGCATAATAAATATTACCTGTTAAATTATAATAACTTTTTTATTAATTTATTAGAACAACCTGCAATGTATCATGTAAGTATATTACCCGATGATTATAGAAAAGAAACTATTGAAAAATTAACAAGGTTCATTACTGCATACAATGAAAAATATAACACTAATCTTGATAATATATTCAAACACATTTTACACGAACTAACCAAGCCCTGGGATATCAATTCTGCTAAACGTTTCTTAAATACAACCAAACAATTAGATGAGTTGCGTAATGAAGATACATTTGCTGTTATTCCAGAAATGAAATGTATAAGAAAAGCAATTAGTGAATTATAATATTGTGAATCAACTTAACAATAATTTAAAAGATGCATTTAGTAGCGGACAAATTGGTAGCAAAATTTGGTTATGCGAACAATTAGAAAACCTGTTTGATAAAATTGATTCCATATGGATATACGGTGGTTGGTACGCCACTACTGCATTCTTATTAAAATCTCGTGGCAATATTAATATATCAACCATACGGAGTTATGATGTAGATCTCGAATGTGAATCAGTCGCTGATATGATTAATGAAAATTGGGTTTATCAGGAGTGGCAGTTTAAGGCCCACACCGCTGACTGCTCTACTTTAAATCCTATTCTAGGTAAACCGGATTTAATAATTAATACTAGTACAGAGCATTTTGATTCAATGGATTGGTGGCATAATATTCCTAAAGGTACATATGTTGCAATTCAAGGTAATAATATGAAGCACGATGATCATGTTGTATATTCCGAATCATTAGATGATTTCTGCCACATGTATCAAACAAATAAAACTTTGTACAAGGGAGAACTTGAATTTGTATATCCTGACTGGAAATTTACAAGATTTATGTTAATTGGAATAAAATAAACTAAAGATATTTCATTAGTCTATGTTTCATTGTAGGATCTATTTTAGAAAGCCATTGTTCAATACTGTTAATCTCTTTATCTTTGTTTTTATAAGTGCGATGTTCTGCATATTTAAAATCAAAGGCTTTAATTTTACCATTCATACCTGTCATATTACTTAGAGCATTATTTATTTTGTAGATTCCGTTTATTTGAAATAATTTAAAAATTTCCTCTACTTGTTCAATTATGTTAGGAAACAATTGATGTAGAGTTTCATTTTTGTAATAAGTTAATAAGTCAGTCCCTACATATTCTTGTAATATATAAAAGCCTTCATTGTTATCTAATTTCCCATATTCATAAGTTTCTAATATGAGATCAGATTTTAATTTAGTTGTCCAATATATTTCATTATTAAATAATTTAGTAACTATTCTCATTGAATCATATTCATTAGACTTGCCACTAACAGTTATACCATTAGGTTTGTAATATTTTTTACAAATTTTAGATTTTTTATCTATCCATACTTCGGCTAAACTACCTTCGGAATTAGTAGACTGATGTAATTCAAACATGAATGTTTCCTTTTATATATTTATATTAGTGGTTAATGAACATAAATAGTTCATTAGGAATGTAAAATATTATGTCCGTATGGAGCTTTTGCCCAACACAAATTCAAAAAGAATTATCAAAAATAAAAATTAGAAACAAAGGCGACATTTCTGATTTAATAGAATACAGGATTCTGTGGAAAAATTGGATAAAAGATTTCAAAGGGTGTGAAACTAAAAAAGAGTGGGCAGTTTGTAATGGAATACATGATGCAATTATAAATCAGATATCTTACAAATCTAAGTATATTGACACATTTTATATATTTGACACTGATTACAAATTTTACCCTACAATGTTACAATCATATAATTATAAAATTATATCGCCAAGCGACATAGACAGCATAAAAAGTAACAGTTACGTGATAGTGAGTCAACCAAATCACGAAGGCAATATCACTCCTTGGTTTGAAAGTCTAAAATCACATTGTAGAAAAAACAATACCAAAATTTTCTTAGACTGTGCGTTTTATGGAACAACATTCGATACATTAGATACATCAGACTCAGTGTTTGATGCAGTGGCATTTAGTTTAAGTAAGAACTTTCTCCTAGCAGGTTGGAGGTCGGGAATAGTATTTGGAGACGACCTTGCAAAAACTCTTACTGTGCCCATCAGTACTCATTATAATTACAATTATTTCAATCTCCCGGCAGTTAGATGTGCAACAACAATACTATCTAAATTTAAACCAACCTATATTACTCAATATGCAAAAAAACATCAACTTGAGTATTGTTTAAAAAATAATCTTACTCCTGCCGACATATGGATGTGGGCTTTTGATAAAAACAATGATAAAATTTGTATAACTGATTTTTTAAAAGATAGTATTCAAAATGATTTAGATTTAAATTATATATAATGAAAAATTTTATTGAGTTAGATTTACCTAGATATAATTACGAGCCTTTAGTAGAACTTAGTAAATTATTAAGTTTAAACAAACTAAATTGGGGTACTCGTAATCAAATTTGTTTAAATTCATTACCTGAGCACGGTGACAACTTCTTGTTAGGAGCAGGTAGTTTAACACTTGATTGGGAAAATAGTAATACTCAGTCAGTTAGTAACACCATTACTAAAATTAAAGTTTCCAAAAAAATAAATCAATTAACTGAATCAGAATTTACAGTACTATGCGATCAATTTAAAGGAACTGTTTTTGAAACTATATATAATATGCTGAATCAACAATACATATTAGGTAGAGTTAGAATAATGAAATCAGATCCGAATACTTGTTTAAGTTGGCATAATGATAATAGTGGCAGATTACATTATCCATTATCAACGCATAGTGGCTGTTTTATGGTAATTGAGGATGAAGTGATGCATTTAGAATATAATAAATGGTACATGACCGATACCACAAAAAAACATACAGCATTCAATGGCAGTAAGAATTCAAGGATTCATTTAGTTGCAGTGATTTTAGGAAAATTATAATTTAAATGCTTCTTTAAGAGAAACATCTTACGACAAATTGATTAATTTTTCTTTATAAAACATTAGAAATTTAGATTTCCGTTCGACAAAATCAATTAATACTGATTTATTAATTTTAGCAGACTCAATCTGTTGTTGAGTGTATCCTAAACCTAACAGACCTATATAGTCCCAACAACTAAAATCCCAACTACTACCTCTGTGATCACTTTGAAACCAATCTCTCGATATTTTGGTTACTTCTGATGATGTCCATAAGTTGTTATACCATGTACCGTCGTTGTTAATTGTATAACCATATTGATCAATATTTTTTTCAAATTCGCTATGATAGGCCCACTGATCAGATGTTTTATGTATCTGTAGAGGCCACATAAGGGCGTTAATTCTTTTTTCTCTGCGAAGATATTCTAGGGTGTTTTCTATACTATCTTTATCTTCAAATGGCAATCCTGCAATAAAACTAGCAGTGATATAAACATCATCTTTCCAGATCTTATTTAAAAGATCTTCTAAGTATGCTTTGGCATTTTTACCATGCCATCCTTTGCCAATTGCATTGCTTGCCTCAATATGAAATGTTTCTATTCCAAAAAAAGCAGCTCGCATTCCTGCATTTTTTAATTTTTCTGCTTGTCCTTCAAATCGTGCTAATAAATCCATGCGTATATATGCAGTAAAGTTAATGGCAAACGGTAAGGTCTTGACCATTTCGCAGAATGCATCTATTTTAAATTCACTATCATTAAATGTGTCATCTAACATGTAATAACTGTTTACACCAAATTCTTCAAAGTTTTTAATCATTTCCTGGCGTATCATTTCGACACTTCTTAAATAATCAAATTTCTTTTTTCCTAACAGCGGGTATGCACAAAACTTACATTTAAAGATACAACCTCTTGATGTTTCTAATGGCAAAGATTCTCCAGGAACAATACAATCTCGATAGCTCCATGTAAAGTTTGATTGTTCAATATTAAAAGTTTTATTAAGTGGAGCCTTATAAAATTTTCTTTTAGTTGAAATATCATACTGTCCAAAGGGTTCCGGGGTGCCTTTTATCCAATGATCTAATAAATCAGGAAGAAGATCTTCGCAATCTCCTATACATACATATTCTGCACTAGGAATATCTCCAGTAACTCTATGAGCATTAGGGCCACCGAGTAATATTTTTAAGTATGGAAATTTTTCTTTTATCCTTGCAACTACCTTACAGATTTTTTCTTGTAAATTTTTAGCCATTAAGAATGTAGTAGATACACCTAAGCAAATTGTATTATCATTTACAAATTTTGTAACAAACGATACAATCTCATCTTCAGAAAAATAATAACAAAAATCAATTACTTGTGCAGTGTATCCTCTCTTTTCTAGATGATGCCTTAGCAGATACGGTCCGTAAGGTCGCATAGGAATTTCTTTAATGATAATACTGTTAAGAAAAATAACGTTCATAAGTAGCAGTAGTTGTTAGTAGTATAAGAATCATCTATGAAAGATTGATCTTTATATTTTGATATACTTTTTTTATATCGTTCATATTATATTACTAATTCTGGTATGTTTTTATTATATCGGAGTGCCAACATGATTCTTTTTTTATCTAAATTGTTTTGCACATTATGTGGTATGTTAGTTCTAACAACATAAGGAGAATCAATTATCTGATTATATAAAATTTTTTGGTCTTCAATTTTTAATTTAAAGTAACGGATGCCGCTATCTAATATTATTTCTTCTTCAAAATAATTACCAGAGTACCAACTCATTACGCCTCTTTCGCAGTTTACTAGCGGAATATTTAATGAGGTATGCATACTGTGTTTAGTTTGGGCATCTATATGAATTGGTTGATTTTCATACGGTTGTAAAAAGAACAGTAGTCCGCTTATTAATTTAATTGAAGGATCTTGAAACCAGACCGACGTGTTTTCTTTTAAAAGTGTATTTAATTCTTCTATATCATTATTACTTAAATTTATAGGGAAGCTATCTTCCTTATGTTCAATGATACGGCTATACTGATTAAAAATATAATCAATAACACTAGAGTGTGTCTTAATAGTAACAGATTTGCAATAATATGTAGATGGTACCATTAGGTTAGAGTAATTTTATCTTGCATGGTCTGAAAAAATATTAGATAACTGAGAGAAAGATGTATATTCTGTATTATTATAAATCAAACTCAAACTAACTGCCCACCTATCATTCTGCACATTATTAACACCATGAGGAGTTCCTACATTCATAATATTAAAACCTTGTAAGTCTGTTTCTTCTGCTTTATAGATTTTATCCATAGGCCACCGTTTAGCATGGTGGTATATGCCGCTCATTTCTGGAACGTATCTTTCATCATTTGGGAGCCACCAAGACACTGTTCCTGGACCGCCATGGATATAATTAAGCCTTGCCCAATTTGGATTATAGTCTTGTCCATCGCTGTGAACAAGTAAGACGCCACCTGGAGGTCTCCATATTACTAAAATATAATTTACTATTAATTCTTTCGTAGCAAGGAAATTTATAAACTCTTCCCCCAAGTTACTTACTGGACTTGAATAATATTGTTTTTCTTTTCTATAATCAGCAAATGGAAATTTTATAAGATCTAAAGGTTGATAGAATTTTGGCATCGTATATTTATGGTTGCGTATTTAACAGGAATGATTATTAATATCTAATTTTAATAATTCTGGATATTTTTTGATAAAATTTTCAAGAGTTAAATTATCTTTAGTACTTAGCACTAATAATATTCTAATAGATTCTATGTTCTTAACAGAATGCGGTTTCTGAGCGTTAAAAATATACCAGCTATTAACAGGTAGGATATTTTCACTATCAATTTCTAAATCGTCTTCGTGATAATATCTTGACCTACTAATATTGGCATCTTCGGGGCCCATAAATGTTGATGTAATTACTTTGTCTCCGCCAGTGGCAAACACATAGTTTATTGCAACTCTTCTTTCCTTATTAGTATGAGGTGGGAATATTGCCGGACCATTTCCTTCATTTTTCATAATAAAAAGTTCTTCGTACCAGACTATAGGCAATAACTCTTGAAACCATTTTTGCAATCCAATACTCTTAAAGTGGGTGTTAGTTAAATGTCTCGAAACAATATTTTCAGAATCGTAAAGACCTTTATACCCTATGTTAGATGCATAATGATTTTTAGAAAATAAGTCAAGGGCACGTAGAGTTTGTTTTGAATATTCTAGAACTTCATTAATAATATTGTCAGGTAACGGGGGCAAATTCAATTGATATAACATGTATCTGTTTCTCCGTAAATATTTATTAACGTGTCTTATCCATATAATAAATACCTACATAATAGGAATGATTGATGACCAATAAAAAAGTAATCCCAATTAAAATAAAAAGAGCGATTCCAAGAAAATACAAAACAGTAGAATGGAAGATTCATAATGTATGTAATTTCGATTGCTCATTTTGTGGAGATGAAAACAAAATAGGTACCGAAAGATGGCATTCAATTGACAAGTATAAACAAGTATCTAAAAAATTAATGGTGCAGGCAGAAAAAGAAAATAAGTTCATTTGGTTTCAAATTACTGGCGGAGAGCCAACACTATATCCAAGGCTTCCTGAATTACTTGCATTTATTAGAGAGAACGGTCATAAGGTTGCTATAATTAGCAACGGTAGTAGAACACTGAGATGGTGGAAAGAATTAGCAGAAATGAATGTGTTAGACATTTTATTCCTAACGCATCATACAGAACAAGATAAAGACGAACAGCATACAATAGATGTAGCCAATATGTTTCATGATACTGCCACAGATGTTCGCATTCAAGTCACTGCTCCCATAACATTACTTGAAGAAGGCAACAGACGACATCAACTGTTCTTAGAAAATACAGGGGCTATCTCTAGTTTAAAGGCAATATTCTACTATACCAACGGTTCGTTTAGTCCTAGAGAGATTGCACAATACACACCTGAACAAACCAAGTTGTTATTAGAAAACATTTCTAGACCTGGTAAACTTCGATCAACAAAAAAGATGGCATTTATACCAATGTCTTCACAATATGGAACCAAGATGAATGTTGAATACGACGACGGCAGTGCTAATACTGAAAGTGTTTATGAGATTGTAGAACACAAGAGGAATAACTATAAGGGCTGGAAATGTTCAATCGGGCGCGATCTTATTACAATACAGCACGAATTAATCTATCGAGGAGTATGTAGAGTTGGGGGTATTATTGGAAACATTAACGACGATGATTTTGGATTTGTTAATGATGATGTGACATGTACATCTCAATGGTGTACATGTCTTATGGATTTACAAGAGCCTAAATTTAAATTCCAGCCCTTATAGTTATTCCTCAACGGTTACTGTACGAGATGTAGTAATACCTACACTTGCATGGTATGCATCTCTTTCCTCAAAGAAATTAAGAAATTCGGTGTTATATTTTTCAATAAAAATATTAAAGGCCGCTTCATTTGCATAGAATGCTTGAGTTACCTGTCTAGTAGAAGTTTCATCTAACATATCTACGTATAATAGTTCAGATGCATTTGAAGTGAATTCTGCAAATCTATCTATTAATTCAGGCTGAGTTCCAATGTAGTACGGAATACTGTCATTTGGTCTTTCAAAAATCGTTGTTACTTTGTACATAGTTAAATCCTTTTAAATTTTTCATTAGGTAGTCTAATATTATTTACTAACCCTAACTTTTCTAACAGATTGATAACAACAAACGATATATCAATTTCAGATGCCGTTATTCCAAATTTTGCGCTTCCCGGGTGACGATGATGATTGTTATGCCATCCTTCTCCAAATGCAAGTAACGCCATAACTACATTATTTTGGCTATGATCCTTTAAATCATAATTTCTATAACCTACCAACGATGATTTATGTCCGTACCAGTTTAAAGCATTACTAATGAAAACGCTAGCAACCATAGGCAGTACTACAATAAAATACAAAGCAGTAAATCCGAATACAAGATATACCAATGCGGCATAGACAGATAAGATACCAAAATAGTTCCTATGCCAAATTCTATAATATTTGTCTGCTACAATATCTCTAATATGTCCATTTACCCTTGGATAAATTCCAAATATTGTTTTGTAAACTGCTGATGGTGGATGAGGATCTCCATCTTTGTCTGCATGCCTGTGATGTTGACGATGCGTCATAACCCACATTATAGGACTTCCTGTGCCTGCCATACAGGCAAAAGTAGAAAATGTTCGCTCTAACCACTTAGGCATTACCAGTGCTTTATGTGTCAATGCCCTATGATAAGTTATACTAATACCACAACATATCATTAAGAAATACATGAACAATGATACAGATAACCACCCAACACTAAACGGTACAACAAATGCGCCGGCAATTAATACTGCAAACAAGTATAGATTAAAGACAAGTAACGTAGTAGGGTTGTTACCCTTAATTACTCTCTTGAGCAGTTTTGGAAGTTGCATAATGTTTGTCTAGTCCTGTTTTAATTAAAAAATTGTCACTGAATAATCCGTCAATTCTTATGGTAAAACAACTGTATTTGGCTGGTTCGGAACCGTGCCATGTTGCGTTATCAAATGTATTTATCTCGCCAGTTAAGTAGTGTTTTCCCCAGTCCTTGTTAAGAACAAAGAAAGATTTCTTCTGGTATAGGTTAATCCAAATAAATTGATCTTTTAATGAAGTTAAGTTTGCATAATCACAATGCGTAGGAGTATAAGATCCTAGTTCGTTTATAAAAAATAGTATACGACCTACGCTCTTAAAAGCGCCGCAATTTGCAATCCATTCTTTTAATTTAGGAAAATGTTCGTAAGCAGGCTGATCTTTGTTTAATCTAGCATGGTGCTTTGCGCCAAATGCCTTACTGTAATTAGGGTAAGTTCTTAATAATAACTTTGTTCCTAGTGTTTTAACAGGAGACCTGAGTAATACATAATCGTATATTTGTCCTTCAGTAAATCCTGCTTCTACTAAATTAGCGTATTCCTCAGTTTGAGAGAACACATCTTTAATATATAACTTAGGTTCTATATGTTCTTTATTAAAAATAGCCTGTTGGTTTCCAATTTCAATTGGCTCAAAATATTGTTTTGACTGTACTAAACCTTTAACAATATCAGGAAAAATATTGTGTAATCTACCAATATCAAAATACTCATCTAAGCAGATAGAGTATTGATCATTTATTTTATAATTTTGATTATTCATTCTTTGGCATACTTTCTAAGTAGTAATCTTTTAGTTCGGTATACTTACAGTTATACCGTTCTTCTATCTTACTTAGATGCACATAATATTCATCAACTACTTGCTGACTAGTTGCATTAGAATTTCCTCCAGCGGCCGCTTCTATTTTTAATACGGTATCTTTTTTAACAACATCGCATATGATATGTATACGATTAGTTGTTCCATAGTTAAAGGCAGCATGGGGAGTGATATTATCAAAGTCAGTAATTATACCTTCATGCATTTTAGAAAATTTCATATCGTAATCTTGCTCGGGTGGAAAATGTATATGAAATGACTCATCGTTAATTAACAAGGGTAAATGAATTCTCTTACCATAAATGTGATAATATCTAGGATCAGTATGTGGATAAACATTTTGTCCAGGTTTTAAACACACTATCTGACAACGAAATAATGCGTGTTCGGGAAACAATGTATTCATTAAGTAATCAGTATACGGTTTAATCTTATCAGTAGTTTCTTGAGTAGGTGGCAGTTTACTAAAGAAAAAAGATTTTGCGTTAAAGTATTTTGTAATAGCTTCGTATCTAAATGACTGGTCGTAAAATGCTTCTTCCTTAGTTAATAGGTCAGAACTGTTCCAGTTAGTATTGTTGATGAATGTTTCTTTAAGATATTGAAATAATTCATCTGGACATTGTTGTAATTCTACAATGGGCTGCGTTAGTTTCATTTTACACTACTTCCATAAAATTTTGTTTGGTCAATAGTGCATGGTTATACATATTTAAATTCATGACATCTAAAATAACATGTACTCTGTTAGTTAAACCGTTATTAACTGCAGAATGAAGTATTCTATTGTTCATTTCATATATTGACCCAACTGCTAAATGATACTGTCTATCTTCAAAAGTTAAAAAACATTGATCATTTGTAATAATTGGAATATGTATTCTTCTCGACTCTCGATGAAACCAATATATATCAATGTGCGGAGTCAACGATCGATTTGGAATTAGATTAACAACTTCACCCCTAATAATTTTTTCATCTGGCATTGTATCCTTGATAAATTCAATAATTGGAGATGCTGCAGACCAAATCTTTTTCCTACTGGCTGTATCGGTTAATTGATCCGATTTAGATATTAAAAATGGTAAGAGGCAAAGCCGTCCCTCTACCAGAGTTACTTCTTTCCTGTCAAAGTCCGGAAGATTCCAGTTGATAAATTTAACTTTGTTCGTAAGATTTTTCAAAACACTAGATGGAATATTAGTTATCTCTTTTAAATTGGCATCAAAAAACATAGTATAAATATTTATGAATAACAAAAATTTGAAAAATAAAATGTACTTTGTGTTTGACAACCCCTATCTATCACTAGATGAATTTTTAGACATTCCCTCTTTGGATGCAATAATCGACGACATTATTCTAGGGATTGCTAAATCTAGAACAACTGCTGGACCGACAAATTCAGGTCCAGGATATGTTGATAAAACAAAAAAATCTGTTCCAGAGATTTATAGGGAAATATCTACAGACCCGTCTCATCCGTACTATAATCTATTAACTTCTCTAAAAGATTGGGAACCTCAAACTTTCATACAATACAAATGGCCTAGCCATGTTCTAGGGCATTGTATTCTATTAAGGGTAGGATCTAGTTACGACACTAAAAATAGTGCAAAAGATAGTATAGATTTTCCAGCAATAAAAAATTTCAAACCATTAATAGATTGGGTCGATTCTCAAAATGTTTTTGAAGAAGTAGGCAGAATAATTATTTTTTTAAATGATCCTTTTTCTAAAACAATAGAGCATAGAGATTACCCGGACGGTATCAGCAGAAAAGATAATTTTATATGGATTAATCCTTTGATGAGGAAAAGATTTTATGTTAAAGATAACGATACTAAACATTATGTAGAATCAAAAGTTGCATTCTTTGACTCGGCAAATGTACACGGAAGTGACCCATCTGATACTTCTTGTTTTAGTATTCGATTCGACGGAAAATTTTCAGAAGATTTTTTAAACCGAACAGGATTAAATTCATGGACAACGTAAGAGATTTAACCATCGATGATTTAGATTCGATCATGCATATCATCGAACCTAAAAATAAAATTACCGGAATTAATATAAAGAACTACGATTTAGATTATTTTAGAAATGGTGTTGCAAAATTTCTTGAGCCATACCCAAATAAAGATCTTGGTAGGGTTATAGGGTATTTTGAAAATAACGAACTTAGATCATTTTTGATGCAACAATTTACCGGCCGCGGACCTATGTGGTACATGATAATGTTAGGAACCAATAGTAGCTGTCGATGGAACTATAAATTAAATGGGCTAGAACATTGTTGGAAATATGCCATGAACAGAGCAGAAGAAGCAGGGATTTATAAAATAGTTTGGTCCATGCCACTGGCCTGGGCAAGAACACAACGCAGAACTTATAAGACTACAGATGTTTGGTATAGGTATGAAATATTTTATGACTGTATTATACCGGCAGGAACAATGCCAGAATGGCCTGAGCACAAAAATGTGTTTGGAACCTTTATTAAAGAACACGATGTTCTCATCAAATCAGCAATATTAAAAAATGAACATAGACCAATTAATATTAGAGAACAAATGTAACAAGCTAGGAAATCCTATTTCAGTTGTAAAGATTGCAGATATTCCATTAGATGTTTTTAATAAAGTTAAATCTGTTATCTTTAACAAGTATGACCTAGAGGATGATATCTATTCTACCAAAGAATTTGTATTTTATGAAACAAGGAGAATAGTTGTAAAAACTCCTCACATGATGACATCTAAACAGTTGTATTCTTCACTGGACTTTGATCAGGAACTGTTAGAAATTTGCAGACCCTTAATAGAAGAAGTACAAAAATATCTGCCCAATTCAGATCCAACGCTTTTACAAATAGCAACAATATTACCTGGACAAAAATTAAAGTGGCACGTCGATACCTATCTGTATCAACAATTTAGTAATAAAATTCACATTCCTTTACAGACAAACGACCAAGCAACCTATGAAATATTTTTAGAAGATACAACGTATCAAAAAAATCATATGACTGAAGGTGGCATTTGGAATATCAATAACTTGATTCTGCACAGGAGCGTTAACCTAGGAGCAGCATCTCGTACCCATATTATTATAGATTTTATTGATCAAGATATTCTAAATATTTTAAACAAATCTAAAATTAATTACTTTCATCATAACCTTCCGCATATGATGGACTATTCTAAGAAGGTAACAGAGACGTTATCAACTCTACTAAATAAAAATTATGAGCAAAATAGATCTAAGTAACTGGAATCACTTGTGTTGGCCCGATACAAATATAACTTTTAATCTAGAAGAGTTAAAAGATTTATATTTTTCTTCCTTTTCAAAATACAAAAAATTTAGTCAAGAATTTAAATCTGAATCAAGATACGGAGGCATTGGATTTCAGGGGTTAGATGATGCCGACTATACAACAGGCCCTAAGCAAGGAATAATGTTTTTAGATACAACGGATAACTCTGTTAAACCGATCGGAGTTGAAAACTTAGGAAGGCATTTAGAAAAACTATTACCTATATCTGTTAGGCATAAAGAACTATGCACTGGAGAATTAGGCAGGATACTTGACTATTTAGAAGACCTAGGGTATCATACCTATAGAGGAAGGATAATGGAATGTGGTCCAACTCATAGAGGAGGATGGCATATTGATAGCTATCCTGGTAGATGGGGGAACAATTTAAGATACCATATCCCTCTTGTAACTAACGAAGAATGTTATATAGTTTGGAACGAGGGACCTAAAAAATGGTATGAGTTGTCTCCTAAAAATGATAACGATCTCTATTTTCATTTGCCAGCAGACGGCAGAGGATATTGGTTCAATACTGATATTAGTCACAAAAATATCAATGACGGGGATACATGGCGATATCATATAGTAATAGACCTTTTTAAAAAGTAAAAGTTCCTTTAATGGTATTCATATTGCCCCACGGAATTGGTTCGCATTGATTTTCCCAAAGATCTAATATTAAAACAGATCTAATTTTATCTCCGTTATTCTTAACCCAGTGCAAATCCATTCCGTCGTGAAAGCCGAAACATAAATCTTCAACATATTCGATACATTCGTTTTCTAAAAAGAATGTACATTTTTCTCCGGGCTCCCAACAAAACTGTAATCGTGCATGATCGGGTATTTTACCCCATGCCTTCCCGTTAACTCCGTAATGCGGTCTTATTTGACCTTTACTGGGTAATGTATTCCAAAATAATTGCCTAATGTAGGGAAACTGATCAATGATAGAACTAGCCACTGGGCACAATTTTCTATTTGTATCAAATTGCTTCTGTAGGTCTTGGGTGTAAACTTTCTTTTCTTCCGGCGACCAAAGGTCAACATCCATAGTAACACCAAGAAACCCAACATACCCTTTATATAATTTTTCATCAAAACTTGTTGTTGCGTTAAATTTTTCTTGAATTAATTTAAGATCAACGGCCCTATTAAATTCATCTATAATTGCTTCTTTGTTTTCTTGAATAACTTGTACAAGTTTCCAACTGGATGGGTCATAAAATGGCATGGTGTAAATCTCTTTAATAAATATGTGTATGTCAATATTTAACATTCGATACGCTAGATTAAATTTTTCTTATAATAAAAAAAAAGTTGCTGAGGAAATATTACAGCACAAGTTTACCGAAATACCTGCAATTAAAAAATTCCTTAGTTTAAGACCATTTGATATTGTAGAAAAATCATTATATGATAAAGTAACAGTGCTAACTGAACACGGTATTATCCCGGGTTCTCTTCCTTCTTGGAAAGGGTATAGCTTCACTCATGTACCAGGAGATATAATGTCCGGCTATGGTGGCAACTTATTAAGAATTAATTACGAGAACTGGGCATGGAAAGACAATGCTAACTGCCCTTATATTAAAGAAATTGTATCAGATCTAGGATTTACTAGCGTACAAAATGTTAGATCTATGTTGTTAGATCCCCCAGGATTTGGACCAGTACACAATGATGTACCGCCAGATTCAACTTACTACGATAATCATGTTAGTGTCACTTTAAACATTGCAGACGGCGGACAATCGTTGGTTGCTATGATAGACAGTAATCTTGTAGAATTTAATGACGACTGTTTTTTGTTTAGAGATGACTGCTGGCATGGGGTTGGATTGGTAACTTCCCAAAGAATGCAATTAAGGATTAACGGAATTGTAGATGAGACTAAACTAAATGAAATACTTTCAAAAGATTGACTTTCCAAACTTTGAACAATCCAATAACGAGATACAAATATATTTTAATTATCTGTATCCCAATAAAACCAATATTAAGAACTTCTTTAGTTTTCCATCTAAAGATAAATTCATCGAGATGTGCCCCACTGTTCTTAACGGATTTGAAAAACTAGGGTTGCACTTTAAGGGTATCTTTATGATTGGAGTTGTACACGACACCAACAGAAACATTCATATAGATAATTCGCCGCACCCGTGTAGATTACAGTGGCCTCTTATTAATCCACAAAGTGTAGAAACTGTTTGGTATGAGGCTGACCCTAAAGACAAAATAACTGAAATACTACCTAATGGAGTTCCGTATGTTTCCTATCGATTGCAAGATTGTAAAGAGATAGCAAGGACATGTATTGTTGGCCCAACAGTTATTAGGGTGGAAGAACCTCATGCAGTAGAGAGAACCAGCAGTGATCCTAAAGATTTTCCACGAACTGCTTTTACTTTTGCATTTGTAGAAACATTAGAAAAATTTTTATAAACCTATTTCTTTTATTTCATTTGTATATTTAAAATAATCTTTTGTTTCTTCCTCAAAATTAGAATTATGTGGAGGGAACATCGAAACTGAATATCTAATAGATTTAAAATTTGCAACGCAATGCTCGGCTGCTGTATTAAACATATAATAAGTATTTGGTAGATAACTCAATTCAACAAAACGTTTTTGTCGAGGAAGATCATACGTATCTGCTCGAAATAGAGTAGTGCATCTTTCAGCATCTAGTAATAAATTAACTGCACAGCCTCTTACACGGGAATCTCTATGCCAGTCGTAAAAAGTAAAAGGCTCCATTTTGAGTATCTTTATAGTCCATCCAGTATCATAAAAATACAACATTACAGGATCTTGTTTGATAATTTCAAGAGGAACAATTTTCTGCATAAAAGTGACTACAGAATAGATCTTAATTTGATTAGCGTAATCTATCAATTGATCACATATTTCACATTTTGTATTTAATTGATAATAATAGTTGTCTTGATTCATTTAAACAATTTTTTGTCTATTAATAAATTTTGTATTTCGTTAAACGATTTTTCAAAACATAGTTGAAAGTTCATTCTAAGACTACTGTTGTTAGTTATATTATGTAATCTTTGAGTGTTGATCAACGCAGGCATCCTATCTGAAAAATCAGCAGCGGCTATCGGAACAGTTGAATCAAAACTTTCCCAAAAGTGAGTAGGAACATAATTTACCTTAGGGATTAATGGGCTAATAATAACACAATTCCTGCCATTGGGATTGTCAATATGGATTGGGCCAAGAGTATTCGGATATTGTCTCATAACTAACGGATAACATTCTACTGTACAAGACTTCATTAATTTTTGCACACTTTCTAGTTCTCTTAAAAAGCCTCGAACAAATATATAATTACCATCTTCTTTTCCACTGATCTGTCCTTTGTAGGCAAAAAATTCAGACGGGTTTTCCATTGCTTTTTCAACGATAAGATTTTCTGTTTTGTCGTCTAACAATCTAAAAGGTAATTTGTAGAAAAATGGATCCATATATTTTTACCCTCATGAATATTTATGATAATTAAATATATACACAAAAAAATATGTTACCTTATACATTAGATAATCATTTTACATTTGGATACAATTCTGGAGTATTCAATTTACAAGATGCCAGCCCAACTAAAGTTTTTTCTTGCAGTTATTCAAAAGCAAATTACGTACCCACTTCATTTAAAGACGAATGTATCAAGACTGCTCAAGATTTATCAAACTCTGCTAGTAATCTAGGTCGGACTCCTGTTATATTGTTAAGCGGTGGGCTAGATAGTCATGTTGTTGTTAAGGCATTTGCAGAAATAGGAACTACTTTTCATACAGCTACAACTAGATTTGCAAAACAGTTTAATGAACACGAACTTATCTATGTAGAGCAATTGAAACATCAACTTAATTTTAGTCACGAATATTTAGATATTGATACAGAAACATGGTTGATGAGCAACGAAGCAATGTATATGGCCGAGCAATCATTATGTGTGTATCCTCAAATGCTTCCCACTATGAAATTGATAAAATATATTTGGGACCAAGGCGGCATGCCAATATTAGGCAACGGGGATTTTTACGTAGTTCGGGATATTAATCCCAAATGGAGATTACTTGATTATAATGCTCCTAAATATACATGGCAATATATTGAATACGAATATATACTTGCGTGGTTTAGATTTGCTATTCAGAATAACATACTAGGCGGATTGGGATTTTTCCAGCACAACGCAGAAATAACTTTAGCAATGGCGTTGGAAGAAAAAATTAAACTTGTTTGTACAGATAAGAATCCTTATAAAATGAGCAGTAGGTCCACAAAATATCTAGTTTATAATAAATATTGGCCTGATTTAAAAAGCAGACAAAAGTATCACGGCGGAGAAAAAATCTCAGGACTATGTGATATGATTCGAAAAAATATTTTATTACCCAAGTATCGAGATTATACACGTGAATGGTTAATGGACTACCACAAATTTGTTGACCTATTAATGCCATGATTACAATTTTAACCAACGCTCATTCAACTCAAATTGCAGAACTTATTGCCTCTAAAGAAACTCTCATGAGTCTAAGTTTAGAAGACATTATAGAAAATACTTTAGACTCTAGAAAAACATTATTAACTGACAGTATTATAAATTTTTTTACAAGAGTTGATAATCCTTATTCTATAGCATTTGGAAAATTTGAAAATGATAAATTACGAGCAATTATATGTGCAACATTTAGTCATGTGATACCTGCCTGGAATATCAGCTATGTAATTTCAAATTATAATTCTTCAGCTGGCGCACATGCATCTTTTGAATTGATCAAAGAAGTTATGAAACATGCAGAATTTCGAGGATATTATCAATACTATACAGTTGTAGAAAAAGATCGTGCAGAATCACATGACAGATTGTTTAAATTAAAAATGAAAACAAATTATCTAACAGCCGTAGACGAACATATTCCTGCAAAGCAACGGCCAATTAATGATTTATTTTGGGAATGGTTATATGAAAACAGCACAAAACCAATAGACACTGTAGTTGTAAATCATTGGTTACCAAAAGAATTTAGGAAATGACATCATTTGATGTAATATTTCTTTCTTTGTAAATTTTTTCCCTACTGGCTTTTGTTGCAACTAATGGTAAAAGAATTAAGGAAGTATCAAACTCGGTTGTCTTTCCACTAACAGTTGTTCCAAAATCGTATGAACTAGCTTTTTCGTGGTGGTTGTTATGCCACCCTTGGCCCCATGTAATCCAAGCCAATGCAGTAATATTTCGACTGTTGTCTTTGGTGTTAAAATTTCTATAGCCAAATTTAAATTTACTTGAATGACAAAATAGGTTAATGTTACTTTCTTGATACAGACTAATAACAGCCGGAACCATAAATCCCCAAAATAACAATTCCCAACTGACTACTCCAACAATTATATATGTTACTACTATGATGTGGATATAATATTTTGCAAACCAAATATGCATAGGATCCCTAAGCAAGTCAATAACAAATTTGGGATTAAAGTATTGATCCCAGTCGTGTAACCACATGTGCCAAGAATAAAACCAACCTTTAGTAGGAGTATGTGCATCCTTGTCAGTGTCAGCATATTTGTGATGAGAGCCTCTGTGAATTGCAGCCCATCCCAAAGGACTGCCTTGTAGACTAATAGAAGCTAGCCACAGCAGTATGGGTTTAATACCCCTGTGCTCTATAAATGCTTTGTGACTGACATATCTATGAAGAACTACGGCTACTCCAATACCTTCAATTAAAATCCACCCAAATATTAAACACAACAAGTTAAACAGAGAAAAATCAAAAAAATACCACCAAGATGCTACCCCAAGCCATACTGTTATGTGGACTGGATATAGCACGTAATATAGAAATGTGTTTATTTTATTTTTTGTTGGCATGCTGATATTCTACTACATATTGCAACGTGTTATATACTAATTTTGTGCCGATAGGAGAAAATTTCTTATATTCATTAGGCCAGGAAATAGATTTTCCCTGATTCATAAGTACAATAATATCATAAATTTTTTTATTGTATTCATTAAATGTTAGCCAAACTTTTTTAAAATTTTTGGTTTCTTCTAATATAGCAGGAAGAAAATGTTGAACCATGAGATATTGTGCTCTATACTTGGGAATGATGTATGTACGAACCAATCCTAGGGCAATTTCATCATTGAACTGATTCCACCCTGCACTACCTGCATACTCTCCATTTTTATCCTCTAACACATAATAGTTGCCATTTAGAAAACGTCTATTTTCTAGTAAATAAAAAAGATTGGCGGAGTTGTGTTTATTATTTGGATGATAATTCTCCAAAAGATGATCTTTTGAGACATTTCGTAATCCGTCTTCTAAGAGTTTGATTACATGAGAATTGGAGAGATCTTTGATGTTGTGAACAATCATATGCATATTTAAATCTATTTATAGGGTGCTTAAATGTGTAAATAACAATATGATTACATTAACTCCAAACGCAATATACAAGATCAAAGATATCATAGCAGAGGAAAACAACCCGGGCACCAGAGTTCGTGCATTTGTACAGGGAGGTGGCTGCTCTGGTATGAGTTATGGATTTACTTTGGACGACGAACAAAACGAAGATGACTTCATAATAGATGGAACAGATGGGTTGGTATTAATCGACGCTATGAGTATGCAATATCTATCTGGATCCACCGTTGATTACAAAGAAGATTTAACCGGTAGTAATTTTGTAGTGAATAATCCAAATGCTCAAACTACCTGTGGATGTGGTAGCAGTTTTTCGGTCTAAACGAGGTTGACACCATTGGTAAAACACTGTATAATTAACGCATTACAACCACTTCACATGATGAATATATGAGCGATTGCGATAGCATTATCCGGATTTTGGAAGATCATCCCAGCCGACTAAACAAAGAAGGTATCATTGAAGCCGAAGCCAAATCAAACAATACTGAATTGTTTGAAGGGTTGCGTATGTGCTATGATCCTCTTATCACATTTGGTGTAAAGAAAGTGCCCTCACATAGCGGTCCAGATGGACAAGGACTACCGTGGGTAGCCTTTAAAGAACTTGCCCATCTGCTGGCAACAAGACAACTTACAGGACACGACGCCCGTGATGCAATCGAACTTGCATTGACTACAAGTAAACAAAACCAATGGAACGATTGGTATCGTCGTATTCTAATCAAAGACATGCGAGCAGGCTTTACTGAAGGTACAGTAAATCGAGTTTGCAAGAAAACCTATCCACAATTCACTATTCCTGTATTTGAATGCATGTTGGCACATGATGGTGCTAAACATGAGAAGAAGATCACAGGTAAGAAACTGCTGGAACCCAAACTGGACGGTGTCCGTGTTATTACTGTAGTCAATGCTGAAAACAAAACAGCAGTAATGTACAGCCGCAATGGCACACTACTGGAAAACTTCAGCCACATCACACAGGCTATCGAAGCCAACATTGAGTTGTTTGATCGTAGTTGCGTCATTGATGGCGAAATGGTTAGTTCAAGTTTCCAAGCATTGATGAAGCAGGTGCATCGCAAGAGTGATGTCAACAGTGAAGATGCACGTTTGATGGTGTTTGACATGTTGCCTCTCAGTGAGTTCCAACGTGGTGAAAGCAGCATGGGTCAGAAACGCCGTAGCAATTTACTCCGCACAATGAAACCTGTATTTGACAAGGTTGGCTATCTGGATATCATTCCGCAAAAGGAAGTAGATTTGGACAGCTATGTTGGTGAGTTGGAATTCAAAGAATACAACAAAGAAGCCATTGAAGCAGGGTTTGAGGGCATCATGATCAAAAGCGTGGACGCACCTTACGAATCTAAGCGTACCGTTAGTTGGCTCAAGATGAAACCATTTATTGAAGTAAGTTTGGAGATCACAGATGTTGAAGAAGGTACTGGCAAAAATGCGGGACGACTGGGCGCCCTTGTGTGTTCAGGGGTCGACGACGGAAGACAGATTACAGTCAATGTTGGTAGCGGTCTTAGCGACGATGATCGAAGTGAGTTTTGGGCTAACCGTGATAATCTTACTGGCCAAATTGTGGAAGTAAGAGCAGATGCTATTACACAAAATCAAGATGGGACTTATTCGTTGCGTTTCCCGCGTTTTCTCCGATTCCGTGGGTTTGCGGCTGGCGAGAAGATTTAATATGGAAAAAGTTGTAATAAAAGATCTCATGTACGGAGGTATTAACGAACTGATGAATAATAAAGATTTTTATTATCGTAGTAGTGTTGGTGCTGACTACAGTCATTGGACTGAAAAAGGCACACTGGTTATGATTGATTTTGTAAAGTCAATGACCCGGCAGATGCATACAGTAGAAGACAATGCGTTAGACAAACGTGCCAAAGAATTGGTAATCAAAGGTTTAAAAGGAGAGAAGGTTTAAAGTGGCTAAACAGGACGACACGATTGAAATGGATGGCGCGGTAGAAGAAGTTTTACCGGGCGCAATGTTTCGAATTAGATTAGAAAACACCGCATTGGTATTGGGTCATATCAGCGGTCGTATGAGAAAGAACAAGATCCAAATACTATTGGGCGATCGAGTTCGATGCGAACTAAGTCCTTACGATTTATCAAAGTGCCGGATTACCTATAGAGAACGCTAATGACCAGATTTACTGTGTACGATGGCATGGACAGTACGGCCGGAACGCTGGATTTTCATCGTAAGCGTAATGAATATTGGCGTAGGATTCGCGCAGCATGCCGAGACCTTCCCGGGGGCATAAAGCCACACCGCTGGTTAGAACAACAGTGGGGAATAAAACCCATTATGGAACATGGTATGATATCAGATGACTACTATATAGTCGATGACAAAAAATACCTAATGTTTCTATTAAAGTTCGGATAATAAAAAAGCCCCTTCCGGGGCTTTCTTATTCTAAGTATGCCGCCCAACTTGGGTGACGCACATCAAACTTCATCTTCTTCCGCTTGTCGACTAATTGGAAGTATGTTGGCTTGAATGGCTTGACCTTTGGAACGATCCGCTTGTCGTTACCCTTGTTAGCATTGCAACGAGCACAGGCGCAAACACAGTTTTCGTAAGTGGTCTTACCACCGTGGCTGGTCGGCAATACATGATCCAATGTGGCAGTTTTACGACTGACATCGTCACCGCAGTATTGGCATTTGAACAAGTCACGCAGGAATACATTCTGTTTGCTAAAGCGAACAGAAACTTTCTTCTTTTGGTATTCCTTTAAGATCATAACAGCAGGCACAGGAGTTTCCCATGTTGCACTATGTACGATCCAATCGTCATACCATTCCAGAACCGTGGCTTTATCTAATACCATGTATTGAATAGCAACTTCCCAAGTGATCACACTCAGTGGAAGCACGGAGATTGGTGCAGCGTCTGCGTTAAGTATAAGTGTGGCTGACATAATAGTGTATTTATATGGTTAAACTATCACATATTATAACATGAAAAGGTAAAAGTAGCAACCTAAATTTTAATATCGCTGTCCACCGGTGTATTCCAAAACTGTCTACGTTCTACACCCTTCTTCTGGGCAAATTGTTTTGGATTACAATTAGGACAAACATGATAGTATTGTGTACTGACTCTACGATGATCCATTTGTCCTTGCTCTCTTTCAAACAAGGACTTGCAGTTGTCGCATTGTAGTACAGCCACTGTCTTGACTCTACTATAAGGGTGTGCATTTTTTAGTTTACTGTTTCTGGTATGTGTGGTGGTGATTTTTTTAATTTCTATCAACATGAGTTATTTACATTCGGATTACAAAAATCCAAACTAAATACCCATAACGACATCAGTCTAATCAGGAATTCAACATGACAATATTATATATCAACACCGGTTCAAATGCCAACTCAGGAGATGGTGATAGTTTAAGATCAGCATTTAATAAGGTTAATCACAACTTTAGAGCAGTTGCCACTGGTGAGATTGCCGGATTTGGATATGCTGGTAGTCAAGGTGATATTGGGTATACAGGTAGTATTGGATACACCGGTAGTATAGGTTATACAGGATCCGCAGGTAGTATAGGTTATACAGGATCCGCCAGTACCTCAACGAGTTGGAATTTAACATCACAAGGTAATGGTTGTCCAATCGATGTTACATTGACTACAACTACATTTGATGTACAAGTACCAAGAAATCATTTATTCTTTAACGATGATGGATCTTGGGATATTGGTAGTTATGTTAACGAGACTTATATAACCGGCGACACTTCAGGTGGTAATGGTATAGCATTGACCACTGACCGTGGCACAGTATTGTTTGGTAATACTCCTGAACAATGTGTTCCTACCGCCGCATCACATTTCCACATAATGCGTGATGACCCTACCACTGTAGATCTATTCTTTGGTGATGACCTTAACTATGTCAAGTTACCCTATGATTCAACTTTGACCAACGTGGGTGTACAGATTGGTACAGATGTGACAAATCTTTGGAGTTTTGGTAAAGATGGTGTACTAACATTACCTAGCGGCAATACTCGTATTGGAGATATTGGTGGCGGAGGTATGCAGGATTTTATTATAGGCAGTACCGGTACTTTGTTAGGTGTTGTTACTCAAGGCGCAGGCGGTGCAGGTGCTTTACAATGGGTAGACAACTTTGAAAATTTAGGAACAACAAGTACACAACTTGCGGCAGTAATTGTCAATAGTCCATTCTCATCAACTACTGGCACCGTACAAATATTAACGGGATTATCCTCTGGGCCTACAGCAGACTACATTTGGGAATTTGGCGCAGATGGTAACTTGAATATCCCAGGTGATATACAAGATGCCAATGGTTCTCTTATATTTGTAGCGACAACCAGCACAGCACCTACCAGAGTAGATGGACTATTGTGGTTCAATGCCGAAGATGGTCGTGCTTATATCAAATATGAAAACAACTGGGTTGATTTAAGTCCACCGTTAGTTCCACCTGTTAGCACATACTTAGATGGATTGATAGTAGATGGCACGACCATCAGCACCGTAGATTCCACAGCGACTATGTATATGGGCGGCGATCTACTACCTGAATACAATAACTTGTATGATCTTGGCTCTGCTGAAAGACAGTGGAAGTCCTTGTATGTCAGTACCGGTACTATCTACATTGGTGGAACACCATTGAGTGTTAGTGCTAATGGTACATTGTTAGTTGATGGTATGCCAATCATCGCTGCTGCTAACGCAGGTGATAGATTAACCACAGGTAGTTACAGTGTAATATTAGGTTCTGATGGAGCATTAACACTACCAGACGGCGGTAAGATTGCAATTACTTCGGGAATGCTAATTGAAACCGATAGAGGAACTCTTGCTCTTGGTAATAATATGGAAGGTCCAGGAGTGGCAGGACACTTCCATATTGCCTTTGACGAAAGTAATGTTTATCCACCAGATAGTGACCTGTTCCTAGGCGACGATTACAACTATGTTAAATTACCTGGTACATTGGGACAATACGATTACGGTGTAGAGATTAACGCACACGATAGAGATGGTGGCAATTCAAAGAACTGGCGTTTTGGCACAGATGGTAGCATGACATTCCCAGATAGCAGTGTACAGACCACAGCCTATTTGGGTGTTGATAATAACAGATGGTTAGACTACATGCAGGCCAATACAGAGGGATACTCCTATGTTCTTGGCGTATCATCGGTACAGCATGATAGTCAAAATAATATCGTAGCATCTGTTCATCATGAGGCGTATGGACCTAATTATACAGGAATCGTTAAATTCGATTCTGCAGGTGCTACAGTATGGGAAAGAATCTACTCTACCAGTACCAGTGTTGACGGATGGGGTGTGGCTGTAGATAGTAATGATGACATTTATGTAGCAGGTCATGTGTACGGATCAGGTGTATGGTTGTCTAAGTTAGACAGTAGCACAGGTGAAAATATATGGCAAACAGGATTAGATGGATTTGAAGGTTATGTGGTAGATGTTGGAAGTGATGATTGCCCTGTAATTGTGGGAGTAGATTCGTACACTAATCACGATATGTTTGTGGCCAAATTCTCCAGCACAGGTACAATTCTATGGCAACATCAACTTGGTGATTCAGTATATGATGACGATGCATGGGGTATGGCCGTTGGTCCGGATAATGAAATTATCGTTGTAGGAACTACTAACCATGATGGAGGCAGCGGTAGCAACTTATTGTTAGTTGCCAAATACGATGTAAGTGGTATATTACAATGGCAAAAAGAAATCTATGATAGTAACTGGAGTGGATGGAATGCTAACGGTGCAGATGCTGTAGTTGATCCGTCTGGAAATATATATGTGTTGTTTAGTCAAGATTCTGACTTTGGAGCATCTGCAATCTTGATAAAGATGTCACCCAATGGCGAAACTGTTGACTGGAATTTAACACTTAGTGCTGAATGTGTTGACCAATACACGGCGGCATTAGATATAGATACCGATGGTAATGTTTATTTGAATTCTACCACTGTTGATACTAATGGTGTTAATATAGTCTATAACACTTTTGTATCTTCCGTCAGCAGTTCGGGTTCTATAAGATGGCAAAGAGGATTAAGGAGACAGATCACTGATCAATCTACATCATCAGCCACCGTTGTATGGCCAGGTGCTGTAATTGATACATTTGGTACTTCGATTAATGGATCATCATTATCAGTTAGAGACGGCAAGATTGCTATCGGTGGTGGCAGCGTAAACTTAGCCGGTGGAGATGGACCAAATCCTGATATTAATACCGCTCTTGGTTATATTTTACAAACAACTACAGATGGGGATGTATTTGCTCGCGGCGAATGGGAATTGTTTAATACATACTTTGATGTTGGTAATACTACCTTAACCGTCAATACAGGAACCCTTGCTACTGATACCAGGGTAATGAATGTGATTAGTATTGATGTTCCATCTGGTCCAGATCCTGATAATTTTTTAAACATACAGAGATTGAGGGAACCTGTGGAACGCATTGGGGTAGGTGCTAGTTTTGAATATTCTACATTACAAGAAGGCCTCTTTGATGGACCCGGTGCAGGAGGTGTAACTTCTATCACAGGAAAACATGATCTAAATACAGGTGTAAGTTTAACCAGCGAAACTTATGCACAATTGATGTGGGTTCCTGATACCAGTGTAGTAACCATCAACGACATCGCAGACGGTCCTGATGTATATAATTGGGCATTTGTCGGTCCCAATGGTTTACAAATAAGGAATGCTACAACTGGAACCTCACATGAGTGGGTGTTTGGTTCAACCGGCACACTGACATTACCACAAGGTGGCACTATCAGCGAAGTGACTGTTGACGACGGCATTAGGGATCCTACAGTTGGCATTTTACTAACACCATATGCTGATCCAGGAACTAATCCCGATATGGCGGTGAAAATATATCCAACATTCAACGATGACGATCACATACACATCACCGCAGGCAATGTTGCCACAGTTGACTTATTCTTGGGCGATGATGAACAGTATGTGAAGATTCAACGTAAAGATGCGGCTTACCCCGGGGATACTGAAATTGGCAATATTGTTGTTGGGACTTATTCAACTGTTTCGAACAGCACTTGGACATTTGGCACAGATGGAGAACTAACACTACCAACCAATGGTCGTTTAGGTGCTATAGATCCCAAAGGTGGAACCATGCTGGATGGCGGTCTCGGAAGTAATGTAAGCGTAACCAGTTTTTACTCTACTGGAAATTATTCTTCCTGTGTTACTGCCAATACAGGTGGTCAACTTTATATCACAGCATACAATGACGGTGGACCTAACCCAAGCAGACAATGGGTGTTTGATAAAGATGGTAGTTTAACATTGCCTGAAGGTGGTGTTATTAAAAACAGCACCGGAACTAACATTTTAGATGGTTTAGGTGGCGGTGCTGCTAATATTGGCAACTATACATTTGATAATGACAACTTAAACATGCCACTTGAGTCTAAATTAAATTCAGGCGGTGTTGGCGTTGCTAATAGTGCAGAGTTTGGTACATCAGTTACGGTATCAACATCAACTGTTGTTAATAGTGAAATCTATATGGAATCCGGCTACGGTGAATTCCGTAGCATATACAACAAGGTAGGTGAAATTGAATCTGGATTAACCTACGCTGGTGTAGAAGGATTTAATTATGCCCAGTATGGAGATGTTAACTTCAGCGGTATGGTTAGTCAAACTCCTCATATAGATAGTATGTATACTATTTCTGTCAGTACAACTACTGGACTGATCAGTATTGGATTTACACAGGATGGTGGAACATCAGTATCAAAAGATTGGATTACTGTATTAGGAACGCTTAACGCTTACTACACAGTTAATGGTATTTTTGCCGATACTACTCAAACTGTTATATCGGGCGGCGATGGTGTTTTGAGTAGCATTGTTAAATTAACAGATTCTGTGAACATTACCACTATTGATAGTATAACAACAGGTACTAGTACCTGGACATTTGGCACAGATGGTGTCTTAACATTAAGCACAGCAAGTACAATCCTGGGAAGCGGCACAGATCCTAATGTCTACATTGAAACTGCCACAACTGCTACAACCAGCACTTGGACATTTGGCACTGATGGTATACTAACACTACCGGCGGCTACTCCTATTATCAAAGGCGGTGGCACAGGCACTGATGTTTCTATTGTGGCCAGTACAGGAACTAATCCAGCAACTTGGGTATTTGGCGCAGATGGTACACTAACATTCCCGGATACTTCGACCCAGACTACAGCATGGCTCGGTGGTGGTTCTAGTAGTTTGTCCAGTAATGACACCGCTTCAAATAATTTCAATACCGGTAATTTCACCAACCAATACAATTTAGATATTGAGTATACAGCATTCACTGGAGATTATGGTGTTAACTTTGATATTACATATCAGAAACCATTAGATAGCACCAAAGGTGTTACAGTTGGAGCAATAGAAACTCCTTTAATAATGTCGACTGCTACTGTTATATTAAAGACTGATATCAGCAGTTCAACATCTACCTGGACCTTTGGCACAGATGGTACACTAACACTACCACACGGTGGCACTATTCTTGACACTGTACCAACACCGGGTATAACAAGAACAAAATACACGGGTTCAGCGGCATATGATGTAAACTGGTATTCAACTGCCACAGTAATTGAAACGGGTATCGCAACAACAATGAGTGAAAGCTACGATGATACCTTGGTAGGTGGTGCTGATTATAGTTTCCAATATGCGGGATACTTCAAGGCACCGGCCACAGGTACTTACACATTTACAATGTTTGCCGATGATAGTGGAAGATTCTGGATTGGACCAAACGCACTAACAGGATACACTGCCGGAAATGCTAATATAAGTATACCCATGTATGACGAGGGCAGTACTACAACATCGTTAACAGCAGATGAGTTTTATCCTATAAGATTACAATGGAATAACGCTTCGGGCCCCGGATCGATGGTTTTTAGTTGGAGTAACAATCAAGGACAATCTACCACTACCGACTTTACTGGTGTGATATTCGCAGAGCTTGGCCAAACAGCAATAACATCTGATAATGACATTGAATTGAAAATCAACAACGGAACTACCAGCACCTGGACCTTTGGCACAGATGGTGGATTAACATTCCCAGATACCACTGTACAGACTACAGCCTACCCTGGCCTTGTGCCATCCTTGCCAATTTGCGTTATAAACAGTTCAGATAAAGTCAGTTTACCTAACAATCAGGTTAGAGTTAATTTTACAGTGAACAATCCGT